TCAGGTGATCTTCCACGCCTCGAATTCCTCAACGACGTGACGCAGGTTCATTCCGTTCGATCGTGTTCGATCGAGATCCGGTAGGCCTTGCACATGGCAGCGCTCCGCCATGACTTTCAGGGCCGCTTCCTCGGTTTTCACTTCCAGAAATGCTCGAAACAGCGGCGTACGGCACAGGCCGCGCGCCTCTTCTTCGCGTGGGCCAGGCTCCGATGGCGGCGCGTCTCCCGGCTGATCGGCTTCCGGCTTCGTGTCGGGTCTGCCTTCGCGGACCTCGTCAGCCGTAGGTTCGCGCTGGCCGACCGGTTGCGCGGCTTGGCGCTCGGCCGGCGCGACGATGTCGATCACGACATAGCCGTCTGCATCAACGCGCAGTTCGATCTCGCGGGCACGGCCGACATTCGGCAGGACAGCAGCGACCACCTCGTCGACTGAAAACATATATCGCTCGACATGAATTGCTGTCATCGCTTGGCTCCCTTGAAAAGGAAGGCGTCACGCCGGCGCGTCCATTCACCCAGGCGGAAAGCATATTCGCTCGTCTCTGTCGCACCGACCACGCTGCGCGTGCCCGGAGCCTGAAAGATCAGAACAGGGAAGTCGCGGATGAGCGCCTCAGCTTCGACGAGCAGCTCGGCGGTTTCGTCCAGGGTATCGGCGAGCGTGTTCTTGTTGACGAGCCGGTTGATCTTGGCGAGATCGCGAAGCTTTTGGATAATGACGAGGGCAGTCAATCCGTCGCCCTCCCGACAGTCGCCCGGAGGCGTCGCATGGCTTGGTCATGCTCTGAGGTCTGAACGAGCGACCCGATGAGGTCTTCGGCAGCTTGAAGAAGTTCGATTTCTCCGGCCTCAAGCATATCGGCCGCTTCTTCAATATCGGCTGGAAAATAGTGGCCGGCGCCGTCGATCTTCCCGTCGCGGAGAATGGTCGCATATGAGCGAAGGCATTCCGCGACGAATGACACGTTCACTCCGTAGGCCTGGCGAGCGATGCCGGTCGGTGGTTCGGGTGATGGCGCGGGAGATGCAGCCATCGCGCGGATGGCAGCTGCGATCGGGGTGCTTAAGAAATAGGGAGTGTGGTTCTCAGCTATCCTCGCGCATTCCCGTATTGTGGCCATCCTGACGCCTTCCGTTACGGTGGAGTGCTCCTTTAGACGCCTCGCGATCGCGGCGAAGCCTTCCGCCATGACCGCCGCAACGTCCATCGCGTGACTATTTTGGCGATTGTGAGCCTCTCCGATCGCCGCGTTCCAGAAGCATTCAAGCGCGTCCGCGACAATCGTCGTCGATAGGTCAGGCAATGCCGTTCTCCCTGAGAAAGGCCTCGAGGCCGACCGGCTGCTCGGAGACGGTGAAATAGTGCGCGAGTTGAGCTTCGAGCCTGTCCCAGGCCTTATTGAAGCGATCGACGACGCGGTTCCAGACAGGGGCTGGGGTGGAGCGCTTGCGCATGCCGCGCTCGACCTTCTTCCACCTCGCCTTCAGTTGCTTCCAGCGAGCCCGCACCCGGGCTGGTAAGGCACGCCAGCATTTTCCGCAGATGATGTGCGAAGAGCCAGGATATTTCTCCTGGGCCGCGGTGCGCCGGCAGTGTGGGTTGAGGCAGGAGATCCGATCAGGCATGGCTGGCGGCCTCTGCCCGCATTTTCTGTTCTTCCCGCCTTCGCCAATAGTGAATTTCCCGGTAGGCCAGCGAATAGCGCTCCCGAACGTCATCAGGCACCGTCAGTTTCTTGCGAAGATATTTCTGGTATTCGTAGAGCGCCTGTCTGAGAGGGCATTTCGACGATGTATCATCGCACTCAGGAAGGTGGCAGGTAAGACACGGGTGTCGGCGGTTATCGAGCCTGCTCATCACTCTGCTCCAACCAGTCTAAAGACCGGCTTCCCCTCGACGATCTTCGCGTATTGGGGCTCTCGATAGAGGTGGGGGCCATAGTGCGAGAGGCCTTCGGTTAGCAGAAAGTGGACCAAGGCTCCGTTCTGCGTGTTTTCAGCTGTCCATCGCCACTGTTTACGGCCGTCCGAACCGGTACCGAACGTTGGCGCTTCGATGATCCGCGCCTCAAGATTCATAAACTGCTCGCATTCGTAGATGATGTCGCCGATTGAGAGGTGCCGAATTTCGTCGTCCCGGATCCTGGTCATGACGCCTTTCCATGCATCAGTGGAGCGTATCTGGTCTCAATTTCTGTAAGCTCGGCCCGAGAAGCGCGTACTGTCTCCTCCCAGATTGCGGGCCACATGCGGAAGATCGCCTTGGCGACCTCTTCCCCTGCCTCGTATTTCGGATGGCCGACGAAATTGACCTCGACCTGCAACAGCGATCCGTCGGAATTTTCGCCAACGACCTGAATGGCGGTGCGCAGCGCGCTGGCCCTGCGCGCATCTTTCTGTGCCTGTTCGGCCATCTCTTGAAGATCAGACATCGGGAACGTCTCCGGTATAAATCATGACAGGCGGGTGTCCGGTGCCGAGGATGCGGAGGATGATCGGGGCGCCGGCGACGATCGCCGCGATCTCGCCGGGATCGGGAATCCATGCTGTTTCCATCGCCGGCGTGTCCGGACCGTTGACGCTATCGTCGACGAGAACGTCACGCAGCGGTAGGCCGATATATCCCTGCGACTTGCCGATGGTGCGGGTGTAGCCTTTGATGACGCCGATCTGCATTATCGATCCTTCCCGAATTCAGCTTCAGCCGCCGCCCGCTTGGCGGGACGCATCTTCACGACGGCAGCAGCCTCATCCAGCCGCCGACGGAACTCCATCGCCTCGTCGTCTCTTTCGAATGGCAGGGTGAGGTAAGCGCTCCACGCTGCCTCGATCATGCGGGTGACAACCCGCTCGGAAACCGTCAGGTCGCTCATGGTCACCTCCAGGACATTTCAAAGGGGATATCGTCATCGAGATCGCGGGAGAAACTCCCGCCGCTGCCACCGCCGCCAAAGCTGCGGTCGTCGCGGCCGCCGCTCGAGCGGTTGTCGGTGCGGCTCCGGTTGCGATCGTCATCGCGATCGGCGCGCCGGCTGTTGCCGCTGTCGCCGTTATCCGGACGGCCGTCGAGCATCACGAGCTTCGCGTCGAACTGCAAAACCACTTCGGTGGAATATCGGTCGCTTCCATCCTGGTGTTGCCACTTGCGGGTCTGGAGCTTGCCCTCGAGGTAGACCTTGGAGCCCTTCCGAAGATACTGCTCGGCGACCTTTACAAGGCCCTCGTTCCATATGACGATGTTGTGCCAGTCGGTCTTTTCCTTCTTCTCGCCGCTGTTCCGATCGCGCCAGGACTCGGAGGTGGCAAGGCTGAAGGACGCGGAGGCGTTGCCGCTCTGGGTGCGTCTGATCTCGGGATCGGCACCGAGATTGCCGAGGAGGGTAACCTTGTTGACGGATCCTGCCATCAGTGAACTCCACCGGTATTCTGGCGAGCGGCGAGCTCGCGCTGGTGCTGCACAATTTCGTTGAAGATCATCCCGGCAAGCCGGGCGCCGCAGCTCTTGCAGGCATCGCCACCATGCTCGGCCTGCAGAAGCGCCATGCAAAAGCGGGGCAGCATCGTGATCAGGTCGGCTTGCAGATCCAGCGACGGTGTTCCGGTGGAGCCGGCCGATCGTAGGAACTCGACGAAGCTCAGCTGAAGGAAGGTGCCCTCGGGCGTGATCATCTCCAGAGGATGCTTTTCAGCAAGGTCGGCGAGATAAAGCAGCCATTCTGCCTGATTTTTGGGGGGCTGGATCACTGGCTGATCTCCTTCAATGCTTCCTCACGGGCACGGTTCAGCTCAGCCATCTCGTTCTGCGAGCCACCGGCGACGTCCGGATGAAGTTTCTTGGCGCGATCCCGATACAGGCCGTTGATCGTTTCCGTGTCAGTCGTGAAGAAGCTACCGTCGACACCTAGAACCTCGCGCCAAGACCGCTTCGTGTCGGGTGCCGGCAGAGCTTGGAAGCCGGTAAACGTGGCCCGAACGATGTGAAGGCCACCGTGGCGAAGCTCAGTACGTCGGCCGTCGATGATGTGGTGGATCGCCTGGACATTATCCTCGACCTTGGGATACCGGTCGACGGCGATGCAGACCGACATGCCGTCCCAGGTAAACCAGACGGCCACGCCGGGGTCGGCCGGCTTATCCTCGCCGAGAGTGACGTTGGATGAAATAACGATCTGGTCGACCTTTTTGCCGCTGTCCGCGGCGAAGAGCTGCAGCGAGCTTTTCACGTTCTTCAGAGCCGTCGATAGCGCGGTGCGGAAATTCGACTTCGCCGCCGGCTTAGATCGAGGAATATTATGTGGCCAGGTGAGGGGATAGGCTGTCGGGCTCATGGTTCACATCACAATCGTCAGAGTTTCGGATGCCCGGGTGATGCCGGTATAGAGATGGCGGCCGCGATCGGCGCCGAAGGTCGAGCTTTCGTCGAAGAGGCAGACGTTGCTCCACTGGCTGCCCTGGGATTTATGGACGGTTAGCGCGTAGCCGAAATCGAACTGCTGCGTTCCGCGCAGCTCTTTCCAATCGACTTCATTGCCTCGGCCGCGAAAGAATTCCTCGCGGACGCGCACGTCGATCGGCGCCGCCTGGTCGAAATCGAGCGACTTGACGCACATGTGCACGCAGTGATCGTTCTGGGAGCCGCGAGGTCTCTTGTTGAGGTCGAGAACCTTCCAGAGGCCGCCGTTGAAAATACCAAGTTCAGAATCGTTCTTTAGCGCTACGAGGATGTCGTCGGCCTGCGGGAGGGGACTGTCGAAGCCGGCCAACTCGCGAAGCCGATCATTATAGGCCGTCCTGGTCTTATTCATCCCGACCAGCACTTGGTCGACCGATCGGACCATCTCGGCATCGACATCGTCGCGGCGCATAATCCGGAGCTTCCCGAAATCGCCGTGCTTCAGCGGTCGGCCCTCGCGCACGGCTGTTGCCGCACGCAGGATCGGGTTCTCCGCAGCTTGCCGGTGGATCTCGGTCAGCATGATGTCCGGCTCGGCATTGGTGAAAAAGCCTCCGCCTTTGACCGGCGGCAGCTGCGCCGGATCTCCAAGTACGAGTACCGGGATGCCGAAGGACAGAAGATCGCGGCCTAGGTCCTCGTCGACCATCGAGCATTCGTCGACGATGAAGAGCTTCACGCCCTGAAGGTCGAACTTTGGCCGCTTCTTGAACTTGGTCCGGCCGGTCTCTTCGTCGATATCGACCTTGTAGATGGTCGAGTGGATCGTGGTTGCGCCATCGCAGCCGTTCTTCCTCATCACCATCGCAGCCTTGCCGGTGAAGGCCGCGTAATGAACGCGGCCGTCCACCTGATCAGCAAAGTGTCGGGCGAGCGTCGTCTTGCCCGTACCGGCATACCCGAAGATGCGGAACACCGGGCGGTCAGCCGTGGCATAGTAGAACCAGCCGGCTACCGTATCGATGGCGGACGATTGAACGGCCGAGAACTGCATATCAGAAGCTCCGATCCCAGGAGCTCGATCGCACCGGCCGCACAGCTGGTGCCGGCCTCTCCGCCGATCGCCGATTGATCTCATTCTGAGCGGCAGTCTTCACGCCCTTGCGAGCTTCGGAACGGAGGAGCCACGACAAGTAGCCATCCGGGATATCGCTGAAACGCTTTCCCTTATGCTCGCCGTACGGCATCTTCAGCGGCACAGCACCCGGGTCGGAGAGCGCGAGCATCTCATCGATCGTCAGGTGCTTCAGCAACTGTACGAAGATGCCGGCCGACACTGCTGCATCGTAACCGGCGCGGTGAGCATCGCCCTCGACCGTGATGCCGAGAAATTCCTTCAGCGTTTCGTTTTTATGGTTTGGTGCGTGGGGCCAGACATGGCGGGCGCATTCGAGTGTGCAGATCCACGGCAAAGCAGATCGGACGAACTGGCGATCAAAGGCAACATTGTGGGCGCCGAGGATGGTCGCACCGCGCGACAGCAAGGCTCTCGCCTCGTTCGGGTCCATGCCGTCGGCTACCATATCGTCGGTTATGCCGTGGATCTCGGTGCACTTCGATGGGATCGGGTGGCCAGGGTTGACGAACCTGCTCTGGTGCTGGCCTTCAATTCTCCAACCATCCGGATAAAGGACGAAGTCGACCCATCCGATTTCGCAGATCTCGGCACGGGGAGGAAAGCCGGTGGTTTCGGTGTCGCAAAGCCGGAAAACGGAGAGGGGGGCGATCTCAAGCATTGATCACCTCTGCAGCAATCCATGCTTCGTGCGGCGGGAATGTCGCCTGGATGGCGGTCTTCACCTGCCGAAGGAGCTTGAGCTGCTCTTCAAGCTCCACGATCTGCTGATCGAGGCTTTTGACGAATGCCACCGCGGCTTCACCGGTGGTTGGAGGAAGGCCGATTTGAAACTGCTTTGCCATGCTCACTCTCCTTCTGCGTCGAAGCCTTCCAGCCAGGCGGCCGTCATCGCTTCGTCCTTCTTGAATTCTGCGGGGATTGCCTTGCGGCTCATGCCTTTCGAGCGGGCGTCGCGGCCGGCGCGGTATGCGGCGGCTTCCTGCTCAGCGGCATCGTTCTGGTTGTCTTCGCCGCCTTCGCGATCGTTGTCGTGCCGATCGTCATCACGATCCCGATCGCTGTCTTGTCGGACGTTCCGCTGCTGGCGCTGGTCCTGCTTGCGTGAGCCGCCTTCCTTGCGGTCCGCCGGCTGCTTTTCTTTCTCGCCGACCTTCTCCATCGGCATCGATACTCCGGACTGGTCGGAGATGCCGGCGAGGGCGTCGAGGCGATTGGCAAGTCCGCGCGGCCGCTGGGCGGCCGGCGTCACATCGCGGGCTTGGGCGGCCAGGTCGTAAAGGAAGCTGTCGCGGGACAGGACAGTCTCGAGCTCGCGGGAGATCGGAAGGCGCTTGGCGAGCCGTTTGAAGACGGTCTTCTTTGCCATCTCCTCGTACCAGTCGACCCAAGGGCCGCTGCCCGCCGTCTTTGATGTGGCTTTGACCTTTTCGATGTCCTGCGGCCACATCTCCTCTACGAAGCCGCCGCCTTCCTTCATGACGACCTGAGCGAAATACCGGCGGACCAACTGGCGATCCTGCTTATCGGCGGCCTCGTATTGCAGGTGTTCGCCTTCGTCGTCAGTCCATGCGCGGAACTGGTCGCCGCCATAAACGATGCCGACGGTTGCGCTTTTCACTAGACCGGTGTTGTAGACCTTGGTGAAAATCCCGCGGATCATCGGGAGCCACTGAACCTTTTTGATCCAGATTTCCTTCCCGTTCTCCTTGATCTTCGTGTTGTAAACGACCATCGCGCCCTCCTTCTTGTCGGGCATGAGGCCATCGATCGCGGCGGCAAGGGCGGCTTCGAAGAACGAAACCCGATCGGCCACCAGTAAGCCCGGGTCAGACATCGCTGCGCGGATCAGGGTCGCCTTGAATTGCTCCGGCGTGATGCGTGCCGGAAGCGCATCGGCGAAGGTCCCAAGCCGCTGCTCAAGCTGCTCGCGCAGCGTCTGGACCTTCGGGTCGTTGGAAATGGCTACATCGTTCATGGGAAATCCAATCAGCGGAAGGAGGTCTTGGAGTCGCGGAAGATCCGGACGCCGGGCAGGGGCTTCTTGTCCTGGTGATGCTTCGCGTATGCGCGGCAAAACTTTTCGAGATCGGCCAGCGTGATGAAGTTGCGGAGATCCTCGAGCGGGATCTTCGTGGCGTCCTCGATCTCGGCCGTCCATCGCCCTGTGCTGCTGACCGTGCCTGCGCCGGTGCGCATCGGGCCGGTGCCGGCCTTGACTGCCTCCCGGGCAGCTTTCTGAGCTGCATCTTCGAGAACGGCCGCTTCGTTCATCACGACATCACCGAGCACCGAATGCTCCGCCGCCTGAGCTTCTTCGAGCTTTGCCGCCGCTTCCTCTTGGGCGATGCGCGCCCGCTCGGCGGCTTCGCGCGCCTCCTGGGCTTTCTTCGCATCGTTGTAGGCGCCGACCTTTTCGGCGAAGGCCGCCTTGATGCGCTCGACGCGAGTCTTCATCACGTTGAAGAAACCGTTAATGACCTCAATCTCGTCGCGGCGGCTCTTGGTGGCCGACGTGCGATCGGCGTCGATGCCGCTGCTACCAGTAAGCTTGGTGGCCTTCTTGCCGACCTCGACCATCCTCTCGACGATCTCGTCTGTCAGGCCGGGAGCTTTCCCGTCATCGCCTGGCTTTTCGGCATTGTCGACAAGCGCCTTTACCTCGTTGGCGCTCTTGGCCAAGTCTTCGACCGTGTCCATCAGGTTGCGATAGTCGACGGCAAGCTGCTCGGCGAGGGTGAGGGGTGGGCGGTTATGACCGATGCCGGCCACTTCAGAAGCGTCCATTGCTCTGATCCTTCAGTTTGATGCGGATTTGACGTTGTGTTCCGCCGTCGGCGCGGACGGTGGTCGGCGCCACGATTTCGAAGCGGCGAGTGGTGGCGATCTCGGCACTGCCCATCGCGTGAAGGATCTGGGCGCGGAACACGTCTTCGCGCTTTTGCAGATCACGTCGGGCAACCCGGGCGTCCTCGAGATTACTTGCGAAGGTGTCGACCAGCTCGTCACTCGTGAGGTCGATGCGCTTTGCTTCCGCCCACCGGTTGACGTCCAACACCGCCGCGCCGTCCCGATCCCAGTCGATCGGAGGATGCTCGCCGCGATCCGTTACGCGCCAGAACTCCGAAACCGCCGAAAGAAGCGCGCGCCAGACCTGCGGGTGCAGCGGGATGTCGATCGCTTCCATCCGGATGCCGCGGCCGACCACGAGGACAGCGACAGCCGCCCACGCGGAGGCGGTCAGCTTCGCTTCCACGATCGCCTGGACGGCGATCCACAGCGGCACCTCGACGGATCCCGTTTCAGGATCGAGCCAGCTCGATCGAAATGCCTCTTCGGAAGCCGTCTTGAACTGGACGATTCCGCGGCCGTCCATATCCGGCCGATAGGCGAATGCGTCCGGCGTGGCACCAAGGCGCAGCGCGCGCTCTGCATAGAAGGCGTTGTCGGCGCGGTAGTCGATCGTCCAGGTCGGCCGCTCTTCGCGCAGCATCTCGACGGCAACCGGTTCGAGCAGCCGTCCGCGACGCATCGCATCCGTCTCTTCGGTGCTCTCGTCGAGGCGACCGGTCTTCAGAGCCCAGACCTGGTACGCGGTCGTGTAAGGGTGGCACTGCAGGAGCGCGCCGGCGATTGACGCGGTGACGAAACCCTTGCGGAGTTCGAGCCAATCTAATCGGTCGCCGGGAAGAATAAGCTCAACCGACATGCGTGGCCTCCTCATCTCGGAAGAGGACCTGGATCATTTCAAGGCGATTGTAGGTGAGGGCATCATCGACAAGCTGACGTTCGCGCTCGGATAGCGCTGCGCCGGCGGCCCACTTCCGAATGCATTCGGCGACTGACAGTCGCGAGGCCAAACCTATCGATATCGGAAGGGACGCGATCATGAAGGCTTCCCTTCACGAACCTGGATCAACGCTGCAGGGCGGCGGCGTTCGTTGCACCAGCGCTCGATGACCTCGCCAATGCCCAGCGCGCGGCCGCAGCGGCTACAACCGTCAAACGCTTGATCGGGGAACGTAAGACCACGTCCACCATTGCGGGGGGCTTTCTTGGATACTGACATCGACTTATTCCGCTTGAGGTCGCGGCCGCAGTGGCCGGTTGCTTGAGCGGATAATTGCGATACTCGCGAATTAAGTCAATAGATAAATCGCGAATCTCGCAAAATCGCGATTTCACCTGCCGCGGTTGGCGGCCAATCCTGCGCGCTCGCCCGCGCGGTTATTATTATAAATCTATAGGTAATCGCGGGGATATTTTTATTACTTATCCGGTTGGGTGGCCCATCAAGGGCCACCCCCTATAGTTCCGGCATGATAGCCGACAGACCGGATATTTAAATTCGTTAAGGCGTCCGTAGCTTTAGCTCTAGTACGCGGAAAACGAATCACTTTTGACTCGACATTCCGCATGACTCCTGCTTTTTTCGCGTGAACGGAATGAGAACGAAGAGGAGAGCATAATGAAGCGGCCGCCTATTGATCATCCTGACGCGATGAGGCTTGTCGTCGAATTATCAAGCCTTTACGTCGCATGTGATGACTGCGGCCATTCGCGGGTTCTAGGTCTGCAAAATCTGAGCACCGCCGCAGAGATAGGCGTCCACAACTACATGCAGCTGTGTCGTAAAATTCGTTGCAGCGAATGTCCGAAAACTACGCCGGCCTTTCGAAACCTGACTATTCGGCCCACTTGGCGCTGTGACGAGCCGCGTTACAGCATGGCGTGAAAAACGACCTTGTGGATGCTGAAAACCTTCCTACGATCAAACTCCAGCTCGTGCTCCTCGCCAGCGCCGGGATTGTACTGGTAGAGGCGTAACAGGTCTTTGGTTTCACTTACAAAACGCTTGATGTAGCTGTAAATTTCGTCATCGCCATCGCCCATAACCTGGACAATGACGTCGTCACCCTGGCGGTATCGAGCATGAGGATTCACCCATGCGGTCTCGCCGTTGAAGAACCTCGGCTCACCGGAGGTTCCCTGTACCTGGACGGCATAAGCGCCTTCAACGCCTTCGAGTCCAGGAGGACAAAATACCCGTGCGATGTCTTGGCCGTTCATGATGAAGCGACCGTTGGGCCCAGCGGCTATCTGCCCACGAAGCGGTACCGAAGTATCGTCAGGGAATGCCTGGTAGCGAGGAGGGAAGCTCGCGTTTGGCGCGGGCATCTTCTTCGCTTGCTGTGGCATCGCAACAACATTCGATCCTGCTTGCGATCCCAGCCATTGCGTCATGCCCTCGAAGCCAGGTGGTAGCTCCCCGAAATAGCGTGCTGCAGTTTCAATTTCAGAGATGTCAAGCTTTCTCCGCTTCTTCGGGTCGTCGCTCTCCAACTCGATCGAGCGGGTGACTTTATCGGGCGCTATTCCAGTCGCCTTGCTGAACGCGGCCTTCACGCCGCGAGGCTGCAATTTGGAGGCAAGCCACTGTTTTAGTTCGTGTTGCGGGTCGCTCATGCGGCAATACTCGCGAATTGCGCAAAAAATTCCATCGCGAAGATCGCAAAATTTGCTTGACTTAAAATCGCGGCAATCGCAATTATCGCGACATGAGCGAAAAACACCTTGATCCCGCCAAATCGATCGTTGCCAAAATCGGCGTTCCAAAGTGCGCTGAGGTGACTGGCAAGCACGTGACACGTGTCTACCGCTGGATGGCTCCGCGCGAGAAGGGTGGCACCGGCGGCGTCATACCTCACGAAGACGCAGTATCGCTGATCGCCTACTTCAAGGCGAACGGGATCGAGTTTTCGCACGAAGAATTCTTCACATCTCCTGAGGCAGCCCAATGACCGCGCTCGCTTTCGACTTTTTCTCATCTTCACCTCCTTCGCAAGGTCATGCGAAGAGAGTGCCAGCTTTCGCTTCCAAAGTGCCGGAATCGTTGACCAATCACCTGGAAACGCTTTCCAGCAATGACAATTGGGGATCCTCCCAGGATCCTGCGGGGAAGGGTGCGTCTGAAGTACCTTCCTCGCAGGCAATGATCCGGGAGCTGGGGGAGTTGATCTCCCCAAACCAGCCGGCGAAGGTGTTGTATCCTCTCCTGCAGACCGACCTTCGCCGGCATTGCCCCAATATTTCATCGCGTCGTGTCCGATCGATCTACAACGGCGAGGTGTTCAGGCTATGGGATGACGAAGCGCTCGCCCTCCGCCTCGCTCTGGCGAACCGAAAGAACCAGAAGGCTCGGCGCGATTTTGCGCGCGCCGCCATTGAGATGGCAAAGCAGCTCGCCGCGCATGGCGTTCCGCTTTCCGCTGATCAGCACCGCATCGTTGAAACGCTTTCGGTCGAGGTCACGATATGAGTGCGGTCCTCGACTGGAAGACGCTCAGCAAGGACGAAAAATTTGGCATCGTCCGTAAGCTTGCAGAGGTCGATGGGCTTTCCGGCGGCCAGATCGCCGGCCAGTTCGTAAACGCGAGCCGAAATTCTGTTCTGAGCTTCGTCGATCGATACGATATCAAGCTCGCCCGCAAGCACGGGCAGCACGAGGTTGTTCGCGTGAAGACCACGCCGGCCACAACCGTGCGGAAAGGTTCTTCGCCCGCAGGGAAATTTGCCTTCGGCAGAACCCATGCGCCACCGGCCAAGCCGGTGCCGGACATTGTTGCTTTGGCACCCATCTCCAAATCCCGCGCCTTTGATCCGATCGACGGCGTCGATCCTGTTCACCTTGATAGCCTGACTGGCAGACAGTGCCATTGGCCAGTGAGCGGGCTCGAAGGGAATGAGCCGCTCTTCTGCGGCGCTTCAGCTTCCAACATCTACTGCACCAGCCACGAGCGGCTTGCATACGTGCCGCGCGGACAGAGAGGATCGATTTGATGACCCGCATTCTGGAGGGCCGCAACAGGGCCAACGCCGATGAAATGGCGTCGTTCGTCGACAAGTACGAGGAGCTCGAGAACGAAAAGCTCCGCGAAAAGATGAGCTACATGGAGCGCTGCCGCAGAATTTCCGAGCAGCAGAAGGACCTCCTCGACGACGCCAAAACACAGGGCCTTCCGAAGAACGTCGTCAAAGCCGTCGTCAAGGCTCGCGATCTTGAAAAGAAGGTCGAAGCTCTCATGGAAGAGCTCGAGGACGACGCCGCACAAATCTTCAAAGACATTCGAGAAGCCCTCGGCGACTACGGCGATCTTCCGCTCGGCAAGGCTGCGATCTCCCGCGAGGAGCAGGACGACGAACGCACGGCGGCCGTGGTTAAGGCGGTGAAGAACGACCTCACCGAAAAGGAACAGGAAGAATGGGACAAGGCGGAGCCTGCCGGCAATGCCTGATCTCTAAATATTGGACGGCGGTCTCTCCTGAACGCCGGCGACGAGCTGCTTCGCGCAACTGGCAGCACGTCGAGGCCCGGACCTTTCCTCGTTGGAGGTCCGGGCTTCCAGCCCAGGCGGATGAACGGTTTCTGGTGACAGCCGACCCCTGAGACGGCGCGGAACCTTGTTGTTCACGACAAGAAGCATCCGATGACCGAAGCCCCCCGCATCCTATCCTTAGACTTGGCGTCGAAATTTGGTTTCGCCATAGGTGCCGCCGGCGAGAAGCCTGTATCCGGCTCTCAATATTTCACACGCAGCGGCGGTGCTCCGAAGGGCGGCCCGGTATCGAATGGCGCCAAGTTCTGGCACGCGATGCGTTTTATCAGCGGCGTGATCGAGGAGCATCGACCAACGCATATCGTCTGCGAGCAGCCGATTGCGCCATCTTCAAAGCAGGGCCAGACATCAACGGACGCCTTCGAGATCCTCTACGGCCTGCCAGCTGCGGTACGCGGTATGGCATTTGGCCTCGGCGTCTACGATTGGACGTATGCCACGCCGTCGACGGTCAGGAAGCACTTCATCGGCAATGGCGGGATGAAGGGTGAGGAAGCAAAGCCGATCGTATTCCGTAAGTGCGTCGCCCTCGGCTGGATCGATCCCACCACCGAAACCGATCTGGCTTATGACCGCTCCGACGCTCTCGCCATCTGGTCTTGGGCGGAAGCAAAGCTGGCGCCGAAGCTAGCTCAGCCGGTCGACGATCTCTTCCTGAAGGCAGCATCGAAAAAGAGGATGGGCGCATGACGGCACTGATCAAGTCGACAGCGGCACAGGCGGGACGTGGTGACGATTGGGATCCGTATGCGATCCTCGGCATCAAGCGCCGGGCCTCGGCGGAACAGATTCGCTCAGCCTATCGGAAGAAGGCCAAGGCGGTACATAGCGACATCACCGGGGATGCTGCTGCGTTTCTTCTGCTGAAGGACGCCCATGACTTCCTGATGGATGCCGTCGCCCGCGCTCTATGGGACCGAAAGCAGGTCCGGGCGACCGAGTTGGAAGGGAAAAAGGCCCGCGGACTGCTCGACCAGATCTGCAACTCTGTCATCGCCGGCATAGCCAGCGGCGGGAAACTGCCCCCAGAGCACGCCAATATCCCTGATCTGATGCGGCAGGTCGTTTGCTCGCAGCTGGATGACTTCGCAGGCAGCCTGAACGAAACGCGTAAGCGTCTCAGTCGCCTGAAACTGATGAAGGGAACAACGCGTCGGAAGGGGCGGGGTGTCAACATCATCGCCCTCGCGATCGATGCCCGGATCGCCGAGTCCGAAGCGATGCTTGAAAAACTGGAGCACGAGATCCGCATCGGCGACGTCATGCTCGCCGAGCTCGAAGCTTACGAATGCGACCTGCCTCCAGAACCGTACTGGCCGGGCGACGGCTTGTCGTCGTCACACGCTCCCACCTTCACGATCAGGGTATTCTGATGGAGACCACGATGCGTCACGTACCGACCGCGCTGATGATGCTGTTGATGTTCGTCTTCCTTGGCCTCGGATTTTACGGCCTGGCGCAGCATGTCAGCAAGCAGGTGTTCGGACATCGCAGCTCGATCGAGCAGGTGGGCCGCTAGCATGGATACTCTCTGGTCATACTTCGGCGTGAATTGGCCGTTCGGCGATCTTGAACCAGGATCGTACGATTTCATCATGGCAGATCCGCCGTGGGACTTCTCCAACTGGTCATCAAAGGGCGAGCGCAAGAACGCCAAAGCGCACTATCGGTGCCTGCCGATCGCGGAAATAAAAGCGTTCCCGGTTGCCGAACTGGCTGCACCCAACACGCTCTTATGGATGTGGGCAACGAACCCGATGCTCGATCAGCAGATCGACACGTTGAAGGCCTGGGGGTTTGATTTCAAGACCGCCGGCACGTGGGTGAAAACAACCGTCCACGGCAAGATCGCCTTCGGCACTGGCTACATCTTCCGTTCCTCGTCCGAACCGGTCCTGATCGGCACCAGAGGCAGTCCAAAAACAAGCCGTTCGGTTCGCTCGGTGCTCTTCGGACCGGTGCGTGAGCATTCACGCAAGCCGGAGGAAGCGTTCGTGGCGGCCGAAAAGCTCATGCCAAAGGCACGCCGCGTTGAGCTTTTCAGCCGGACGGACCGGTCCGGTTGGGACACTTGGGGCGACGAAGTTGGAAAGTTCGAGGGAGCGGTAGCATGACACGAGCGTCTGGTGAAAGCCTTTTCGGTCTGCCGGTCGCCCACGAGCCCGGCCTTAGCCGCATTCTCGTCGAGCATGGAGACGGCACCTGGTCGCTGGCTCTAATTCGAGATTCGCTGGTGAAGGAATTTCCGGACCGGCCCATCTGGGCCGAGTGCACCTTCACGATGGACGAGGCGATCGAGACGGCCAGGCTCGCGTTCAGCAGCGACCCAATCATCCGGGACGACAAGAACGCCGGCAAGAAGCTGGCGGCCGCAGTGCTGATGTTCGCCCAGGCTACCGGGATGATCCCAAAAGAGGAGGCCAAGCCATGAACGTTCGGCTGAAGCTCGTCCCGGTTCAAATTCAAATTACCGAAAAGGCGAAAGCGACCCTTATCCGTCAGGCGGGAGAACGGGGCGTGTCGATGACGCGATGGGCGAACCAGCTTTTCGATGCTGGTTTTGCTGCAGCATGCGCCCGAGAAAAATCGATGCCGAGCACCGACGCAGATCTCGACGCGATCGTTGGCGCCGTCCTGCTGTTGCGCGAGCGCGAGAAGTGGGACACGCCCACGCTCGCCCAGGCGCTCGGCGTTCCCGAGGCCACGATCGACCGTATTCTGGACGGCTGGCAGATCTACCGGCTGGAGCAAGCATGAACGACTTCGACGGTTTCGCACGCGGGAGGGGAAAACGCTGGTTTGCGATGTTGCGGCTTGCTCGCGATGGCGAGCCCAAGCCGCTTCTGAACAAGGGCGGTTCACCCGTCGTCTTTGTCGACGAGCTGTCCGCCACCAAAGCCGCGCTCGAGCATGTGCTCGCATATTTCAACGGCCATCTCGTCAGCTCGCGCGATATCGCCGGCGGCAATATCAGGATCGCAAAGTTTCAGAAAGCCGAACGCCTGCTCTTCAAAAAAGGGCGGGCGATCAAAGTCGAGAATGCAAAGGGCAGCATAATCCGTGAGTGACGACTTCAATGTCTCGATCGAGCCGATTGCTCGCCGGATCCTCGGCGAGGCCCTCGGCGGCGAGCCGAACAAGCATCTGTCGTCTCGCACCGAACTGCGGTGGGGAACGAACGGCTCGATCGCCGTCGATCTGCAGAAGAACGTCTGGCATGATCATGAGGATCAGATCGGCGGTGGCGTGCTCGAGCTGCTGCGCGCATTCAAGGGGTTTGACAAGAGCGAAGCGGTCGCCTGGCTTGTCGACAACGGGTATCTCGAAAGCCGCGAGAACCTGATCGCCAAGCCGGTCGATATCCCTGGCGGGTTTCCCGACTTCATGGATCCAAAGCCGATCGCCTGTTACGAATATCTCGATCATGATGGCCGGCTTGCTTATCAAGTCTTAAAGTTCCCGAAGAGCGCTCCGCGCCGCTTCATGCAGCGTCGGCCGCACCCAAAGGGCGGCTGGGTTTGGGGATTACAGGCCGGTCGGTACGGCCGCTCCAAGGTAAAGAAGGGCGATGCCGCCAACTGGTGGAAGGTCAAGGAAGACCGGAAATACGAGGCGGAGGAGGATCTCCCCGACGCTCCTCGATTTCTGTACCAGCGCAAGAAGGTCATCGCGCTACGTGGTTCCGGCGGGACCGTACTTCTCATGGAAGGCGAGAAGGATGCCGATACCGTCACCGAATGGGGACACGTCGGCACGACCAATGCCGGCGGCGCAAAATATTGGGAAGATGCCTTCGATGATGACCTGGAAGGGTTGGACGTCGTCATCTGTAACGATAACGATGATGCCGGCCGCAACCGTGCCCAGGTTCGCGCGGCCGCTCTGCGCGGCAGGGCGTGGAGCGTCAGGATTCTCGATATCTCGAAGCACTGGCCGGAATGCCCGGAAAAGGGCGATGTCTCCGACTGGCGAGATCACGGCGGCGGTACCCCTCAGAAGTTCACGGAGCTGGTCGCCTCGGCGCCGCATTGGACGCCGCAGCCGCCACGGTCATCGTTCGGCGCCATGTCATGGCACGATCTCGACCAGCCCGGTCAGGACATGGAATACCTCGTCCATGGCATGCTGACGGTTGGTGACCGGTCGATGCTGGCGGGGCCATCCGGTTCGGGAAAAACCTTCCTCGCAACCCATCTGGCTATGTGCGTTGCGCGCGGCCAGGAATTTCTGGGCCGGGCTGTCCTGCAGGGCGGCGTGATCTATCAGGCGGGCGAGGGCGCCCGCGGCCTGAAGAAACGTATCAAAGCCTACCGCAATCATTTCAATGTGGCGGATACAGAAGACGTTCCGTTCGTGCTGCTGCCGTCCCGGGTCGACCTATTCTCAAAAGATAACGACGTCCAGAGGCTGATCGACGAGATCAATGCCTGGAAGCCCGTGCTGAGCCACCCTTTGCGGATGGTCGTGATCGACACGTTCTCGAAGGCCACAGCCGGCGCCGACGAGAATAGCGGGAAGGACGTCTCGATCGTCATGGAGAACGTCGATCGCATCGCGACCGAATGCGGCGTACACGTAATGATCGCCCACCACCTCAATGCCGACGGCAAAAAGTTACGTGGCCACACCTCGCTCTACGCCGACGTCGACCAGGTCCTCACCGTCACAAACGACGAAGAAACGAAGGTCCGGACGCTCACCCTCACCAAGCAGAAGGACGACGAGGACGGCGTGAAGATCAACTTCTCGCTCGCCCAGGAGATTGTCGGCTTTGATGCGGTCAACGAGCGAGACATCACTTCCTGCGTGGTGCTTTCGGTCAGCGAGAAAGAGCGTTTGAAGAAAGAGCAGGAGCGGATGGGCGTGAGCGTCAATCCGACCGAACGGCGCTTCCTCGTCGAGTTCTTCGAGGCCATCGACAAGTACGGCGAGTTCGTTCTCGACCAGCCGCACCTTCCGCGCAGCGCGCGCGGCAAGTCCGTGGTGACCTGGGATCATTACGTCGAGGTCGCGATCTCGAAGATGCTAAACGAGGAGGATCCCAAGAAAGCGAAGGACAGGCTGAGGAAGGCCTTCAATCGGATGACCGACGGCTTGGTCAAGATCGGCGCGATTAAGTTCGAGAAGCCGTACATGTGGTGGACCGGGAAGCCGATCCGCGGGTTCGGCAGGACCTTCCCGCGCAAGGAGGCCGATCCGCAGCGCCAAACAGAGATTTTCAACCCGTCAGATGATCCGGAAATAAGCGCGTTCTTGCGGGGCGAAGTGGAGGTACCGTTTTGAGGAAGTCAGTTCGTCAGCAGCATGGCGACCCGGTAAGATATGTTGCCTGCGTTCTGTGGCTGATTGGCTACTCCGAGCGCGCGATTGCCACGGTCTTGAGCCTGCGCACCAAGCAGGTCGCAGGCCTCATCAGCCGGAGCGAATACGCTGGGCGGTCATTCATGAGCGATGAGCAGCGAACGGAAATGCTGAAGGAGCTGGAGAGCATCAGGATGGAAGGTGGTGTGCCGATCGACGGCGGGCTGCTGGATCGTGTGCCGTTCTCCATCCTCCACCTCGGGGCCGCCTCCCGGCCTGGCCCGATGCGGAGACGCTTGGGATGAAGAGTTTTAAGGAAAGACTCGATGCGCAGCGCACCGAAAAGAGGGATCTGAGGAAGCGTGTCCTGCCGCCGGTCGCGTATTACGGCCGCGAGCCGGCGTTTGAGCAGAAGCGTATCGAGTTCTACTCGGCCATGGCCGCAGCGTTCGGATGGAAGGAGTGGAGACTAAACCCGGAGATCGTGATGGTCACCTCGGCGGGCGGCCGCGATGGTCGGAAAGCTGAATTGGCGAGCATCGGCCGTGAGCGTGCTGTGCCCATCATCACCAACACAGCTCCGCTCGAATACATGTTCAGCAAGGGCATGTTGCACGGCAAGGATGATGCGCCAGGCGCATCGCATCGCCGGCTCAACGCGGGCCAACGCCTTCGCAGCATCTGGGAAGGCGCACAGATCTCGGGTCTGAAGGCCGCGAACCTCGAAGGTTCAAGCGGGGGCGGGATGCCCGGCAGGTTGCCCGGCGAATATAAGATGGACTGTATTCGATGGCTCGCGGAGCTACGAGGCGCAAACGAGACGGTGGGGCTTGTCCAAGCGCCATTCTCGATCATCGAGGATCTTGTCTATCATGATAAGTGGGTATGGGAGAAAGTGCGGGTAGACCGGCGAGAGCGCTTTATCCTGAAGATACATCGCGCTCTCGACGAGCTGTCAGTGCGGTTTCACATGATGACCATGCGGGACTTCAACGCCCGCTGGTACCCTTTGCAGCGGCGCGCAGAAGAGCAAGAATCGCCTGATCCATCTCCGGCTCAGCCGTCTGATCAGCCCGCGCCTCGGTCGCCAGACGATGCGCCTCCGAGCGAATAACCGCCCTGATGGTGCGTATTGCTTCCGTTTCCGGTTCCGCGCCAGCCGTCGCTTGGACGATCTCAGTTTTCAGCATGGCATAAAGCGTCCGAATTGCTTCTAGCTCCGAGGCCGTTTCGGTGGTCCAAGCGGGGATGCCGGCGGTAGCCGCGGACATAGCAAGACGTTCGGTCTGTGTCAGTTCCCGTAGGCCACGGCTGGAGTGGCCGGCGAGAGAAGGCGACATGCCGACCACTTCGCCCGCCGCTGAGACCTGCTTGGCGTTGTAGCCCATGGACTTCATCCACTGGCGGAAATCATTGCTGTCGTCTGTGTCGGCCACGAATGGCACCTCTACGTTCGCGGTCATTCACCCTGTCCTTATCTTGATCCACGATTCGATTGAAGGGTAGGGGCGCATCACGCGCCCCTACCCGCTTTTGTCTTTCGAGGCTTTGCCGGCTTGGCGGAGGTTGGCGCCTTGTATGAGGATGTCCGAAGTGGTTCCGGCAGCCAGCCTGTCGCCTTCGCGGCGTCGGCTGCCAACTTTGCCATGTCCGCCTTCTTACCATCCTTCAGATCCTGACCGCTCATTTCCTTGTATGCGGCCGCGATGATCGGCTTCTTAGAGTTGGCGAAGAAGCTGTCCGCGTCGAAATGCGTGAGCACGGAAACTCCGAAGGCATCAAGGGCGGCGCGGCGTAGCGCGCCACGCTTTTCGTCTGGAATGTAGCGGTGCTGAAACCACTCTTCAGTGACGTCGGCTGATCCGGCGACAAGTTTGGCGATCTCGATCTTGATCGTATCGCTATCCATCTCGGCGTACTGCTTGAAGACGGACGAGAACGTCGGCGGTGCATCGCCGGCATGAGAGCCGTATCCAACCCGCTCGATGTGGATGCGGCAAGGCCGTTGAGTTCCGAGTGTCATGTCGTTGCCGAGTACGAGCGCCGTGGCGAGGAAGGCCAGCGCAAGGTCTGGTTTTTCGATCACCGCCTCCGCCAAGGCGGCCGTCGCAGCCTTGGCTAGCTCAGACATCACCGGCGCGGAGAGCTTAAGCGGATCTGCTTCCGGCTTTCCGGCTGAGCTGCTCGACGATGAGGTTCGGTTTCTGGGAACCTTCCCATATTCGATGCTGTAGTCGCGATCGGTACGAATGATGACGCCAGACGCTGCACGCTGAGCAGCGGAATGCCGCCCGTTCGCCAACTTTTCGAGTTCGCCGTATTCGGCATCTAGCCCTCGGAATCGCTCCTGCTCTTCTTCGGGCAGATCGTCGATATCAACTTCATCGAACTCTTCGAGCGCTGACTGCAGCTCGTCAAAGCGTTCCTGCGCCTCGGCGGGAAGCCCGTTTTCTTCCGGCTGGAGACGGTCCATATACCAGACGTCGTCGCCCAGTTCTTCAGCCGTCTTAACCCACGCCCAGCCGGCGTCGAGCATTTCCTTCGTGATCTCCTCGATGCGCTGTGCTTTAAGCTTCTCGACGATATCGCCACTAGTCCAGTAACTGTGATCTTCGAAAAGGTCATTGGTGATCTTCCCGCCGGCGATAATGTAGCGTGTCTCGCCGATAAACTTCGCAACGGCCCCATTCGATTTCGTGCCGGTGCCGGCGATAGCCTCTTTGATGTAGGTTGAGGACGTCTTTTGCCAGCCGGGCAGGTTATTGTAGACTTCCATCTGCCGCTCAGGATCAGGCTCCAAGGTATAAGCCTTGGCCGTTTCAAAGCTGATTTCTTCCTTGTCGAGCATTTCCAGAAGAACAGGATGCAGTCTTCCCAAGGCCATGCGGCCCTGCACGAACCGGAGCGTCTGGCCGAAACGCAGTGCGATATCGTCAGCGGTCGCTCCTTGTTCGGCTAAGCGGGCGAACGCCTTAAACTCGTCCACCGGTCGCATGGCGCGGCGGAGGATGTTTTCGGCGAGGCTCATTTCCTCGGCCGCGGCGTCTACGGCGATCGTACGGAGAAGGGCCGGGATCGGGTAGGATGCCGGAAGCTTCCCTTCCGTGATCAGTTCGGATACGGCCTGGTGACGGCGGGCACCGGCGAACACACGATAGCGATCGCCTTCGAGATCCGCATCATTCGCTTCCGGCGGCCGGACTGTGATCGCCTGAATGATGCCGTGCTCGAGGATGGACGCCTTCAAGGAGGCGAGCGAATCCTTGTCGCGCATCCTGCGCGCGTTGCTGCGATCCAGCACGATTCGGTCGGCGGTGAGAGATAGCTGTTCCATTGCGATAGAACCTCTTGAGTTGTGATTTCGGATAGCGGTGAAAGGAAGGCCGGCGCGCACGGCGCCGGCGAGCTGCTTGGTCACGCGGCATTGGCTACCTGCTGGCGGCCGAGCGACTTGACCAAGCCGCGCACGGAAAGCCGCACGTTCGGGTCGGTTATCGCCTCGAAGTCAGCAGCGAGCGTGATCGCCTCTCGACTCATTGCAGGCAGCACGTCGCCTTTGCCAGTTTCGGTGCCGTCGATACCGGCAAAGAGCACATCGATGCGGACAGCGAAGACTTCGGCCATCTTCACCAGCCGGCTTGCGCTCACGCGGTTGGTGCCCTTCTCGTATTTCTGGATTTGCTGGAACGTGATGCCGAGGGCATCGCCGAGTGTCTCCTGGCTCATGTTACGCAAGGCGCGCAGCCGGCGGATGTTGGCGCCGACCTGGATATCGGCAGCTTCTGGTGCGTCTTTCATTCTGTTCTCCTGAAATGAAAAAGGCCGCGTCGGGCGGCCTGCAGGTTGATTAATGGAAGCTAGTGGATGGTAGTGGTTATGTGCGGCTGGGCATCAGCACGCCGGTCCACCCGCCGATCGAGCCGGAGACAAGGGCCGGCGAGATGGCATCAGCCATGCGGATCCTCATATTGCGACCATCGGGGCTGGCCGCTTCGATGGCAGAGCGGAGGCTGCGAGCGGCGAAAGCGATTTCCAAAGGATCTCCCGTGTAATCGCACTCAATCTGGGTGGCGCCGGTGCCGATATCGCCACTGGCCAGCACCGCTACCGCGGCGGGGGAGAACGTGAGGTGGATGGTCCCTGCGCCGGTGCATTCGACGAGTGATGCAACAGCCCCGGCGAGCGTGCTCCCGGCTACCGTCGCCACTTTGTCCGGCTCAGCAGGAATGACACGCTGGTAGTCGGGGAACGTACCGTCCAGCAGCTTCACCGTAACGGCGACATCGCGGAAGACGAAGACGGCGACCGTCGACGAGATTTCAACCTTGACCAGGTCAGCACCAGCATGACCGTCCAGCAGCGACGCCACGAACTTCGCACCTTCTGTGGGGAGGATCACGTTCAGTTCCGCCTTGCCAGCCTGAGCGTTGGTATCCTGGATGTACAAACGGTGCCCATCCGTGGCGACGAAACGCAGGCGGCCGTTGTGATTGTGGATGTTGATGCCATTCAAGTAGGGGCGGGTCTCGTCCGTCGAGACCGCGTCGACGGTACCGTCGATCGCGTTCCAGAGCACCGCACTTGCGATCGAGAACCGGTGTACCTTTGCACCATCCTCGTGTCGGATGGGCTGAGGGAAATCGTCGCTCGGCATCGCATCGAGGACAAACCTGGTACCGGATAGCTGGATCGCGCACTTGTTGGCGACAATCCGCTCCCCTTGGGTCTCGACATCATCAGCCAGCAGCTCGAGTATCGCGGTTCCGCTCGGGGTTCCCTTCTTCATAAGCTTGAGAAGCGTTGCGGCCGGAAGGGCCGTCGAGAAACGGGCATCGACGTCCGCAGCGATCGCTGTCTCGGCCTGAATGTCGATGTTGGTTGCCGTAATGGCGATTCCACCCGGCTCCGATGCCATGCGAATGTGATTGAGGATGGGCAGCGGCTGTCTGCCGCCGCAGAGCTTGGCGAGCAATGCCACGCATTCGGTGAGCTCGGCGCGATCGACCAAGGCGGACGGATTCTCGGGGACAAAGAGTTGAACGACGTTCTGCATGCCTGTTTCTCCTGATGTTAGGCACAAAAAAACCGCCTCTCGGCGGGGGTGATCGGTCACAGACCGAAGTCGAACAGCGATGGCCCAGCAGGTTCCTTGACCTGGGGCCGTCGCTTGGTCACCGCGCGAGGCGGTGGCTGTGGCGGAATTGGTTGAGTAGGCGGCGGCGGGGCCGCTGCAGCGTCCGCAGCGCGATCCGCGGCCAGGCGACCAGACCAGAATCCCATGACGTGGGCCGGCGTGTACCAATCCTCTCGGAATTCCAGCCGTAGCGTATCGCCGACGATCACGTGGGCTGGGATATGCATCAGCGAGAACTGGACATAGGCCATGTGAACGGCCCGAGGGTCGATATCAATCGCAGTCACATGTAGATGCTGCTGATAGTTGATGCCAAGATCCTTGATCGCCTCGGCCAGGGCGATGACCGTTGCACCGGCGCCGACGGCCGGTTCCTGGGCGGTGACATAACCGTGCTTGCCGAGAGTGGCTTGCAGTTCCTCGGCGCTGCCGATCGTCATCTTCGCCATCATCCTGCAGAGCTCATAGGGTGTGAAGAACTGGCCGCGTGCTGTGTTGTGCAGCTCGAGTTCGTGGAAGGTGGCTCCAAGGATATCCTGTGGTCCGCTTTCCAGCGCCATGACGACTTCGCCGAGGATCTTCGGGAAAGTGCCGACGACGTCACGCTCATAGCGCCCGATGATCTCCATGTAGCGGGATTCCCGTTTCTCCCGCTGCCGAATATCCATTGCATTGCTGAGGGAGATGGCGGCGCATTCGCACCAATCGGAGAACACGGTGTAAAGATCGTGCCGGTATCGGCAGGACTCGAATAGCTTTACGATGCTCTTCAGGTGACGGGTGCTCATTGGCCCGCACCTTTCCGACGCTTCAGCTCCAGGAGCTCGGCGTAGCGCGCGTGGATGTCATCCACATGGATGAAACTCGGATCGAGCTGATAGAGATCGATGATGGCCCGGCGTACGGTAACAAGCGTCGTCGCCTCGGCATCCGTCAGCATGCGGGTAGGCCAGCCTTTGACGTAGAGCATAGGCTTCGTGAGCATGCCTTCGAATTGCCGACGTAAAAGAGCGCGTTCTTTGCCGAGGCGGAAACGGGCGGTAAGATCGGCCGGAAGAAGATGGGGGGCGACGTCGCCCAGCCATCTGGCGCCCTGAAAGGCAAAACCACTGTCCGCCTCAAGCCCAACCATACGACGATAGATATCGTGCGCTTCTTTCTGGACAGTGGCGGCGATCATGTCGGCTATGCTCTGCATGATGCAGAAGCGACACGAGACTCGGCTCATACCAAAGACGCGATAAGCGGGGTGAGGATGAAGCCCACTACTATCGATCATCATGAAGACATCGTCGACAGTCAGGTCGATGATCGGGCGCCAGTTCCAGATCCTACCCGTGCTTTCCAGGTCGGCGATGGGCATGCGTGCTCGGTTGCTGCTCTCTTCACGCCGCACGCCCGTGACGTTGATGATCTGGTGCCCTTTGAACCGGCGCTTCAACTCGGCCATGATGACGTGCGTCTTTTGCTCTGAGGTGCAGAAGCGCATGTCCGGTGTCGACCAGCAGGGAACAAGCGTGACGGTGCTCAGCATCTCGTAGCGGGTTTTGCTGGAAAGCCAGCGGCTTTCCCACCGCTCCATGAGGCCGCCACCATTCCGGCTGACCATGACGAGATCGCACTCGAGATGGTCGGCCAAATCCCGGCAGACCCGGCCACTGTCGTCCCATTCAACGGAACCCAGGTCAGCGTGGACAAGAATGCGGGGTCCGGTGTGGCCGATGGCGTTGAGGTGGCGGAAGGTCGCGAGAGCTGCCGCTTGACTGTCCTTGCCGCCCGATACGCCGACGGCCACGGGAGCGCCTTCGCGGAGGAGGGCATCCACCGCGTCGTGCGTCGCAATGTGGGGCAAAACTATTCTCCGGCTATGAGGAGGATGAATGAGACCTTGTCGACCTTGCGCAGGTCGACCTGATCGATGTTGTCGAGGATCCACTGTCGTAGATCTGCAGGCTTGATGTCCCAGGAACTGCCACCCTGCTGCGCGCGACGCTTGTCGTCTCGCTTCGTCGCCGGCAGATCGCCGGAGAAAACCAAGCGCGTGATGGTCTTGCCATCCACGCCGAGAATGCTTGCTGCTTTCGTGGCGGACAGCTCCTCTCGTGCGTCCCGGCGCGACAGGCTCAGGCGTTTAGCCCTAACCACGATCGCGGTTGGCGACCGGCTGAAGCCGTGCTCGCGGAACATCTGCGCCGCCTTGTCCGGCATGTGCAGTGGGGCTTTCTGCATCAGCGCGTCCTCTGCAGGCGTCCACGGCGGCTCTTTCTTGTGGCGAATGCTCAAGCCGAGAGCCAGCACCCGATCCGACAGCCACCAGCGCGGGACGCCAAGACGCTCGGCCAGCTCCCGGACCTCGCCCCTCTTCCTTCCGCTGAGTTGAGCCCATTCCTCGCGGATTCGCTCGTCCATCTCCGGTGATGCTTCGAACTTGCCCCGGTGCGGCGATTGAGCCGTGGAGGTGATGCCCATGGTCCGCGCCCGATTGTAGACGCCGGCGGGTGTGCGGTGAGGCGGCAACCGGGTGAGGCAAGCCGCCGCGCCACCGGTCGGGAAATACTCGCGGATAATAGCCTTCTCTTCCTCCGTCCAGAACCGGGCATCGTGCTTGCCCGGAATGCGCGGCGCCGATATGCGCGGATCGTGTCCGCGCTGCTTGCTGAAGGATACGGGCTTCAGGCTCATGCGTTCATTCCCTTTCCAAGTCGGACAGCCCGGCCTTCGCCCAAGTCGCTGATCTCGATGGCTCCATAGCTGTCGAGCAGTGCGAGGGCGGCAGACACACGGCTGACGTCGATCGAGAGATAGTCGGCTAGGTCGGCGACTGCGGCGCCCTGCGGGGCGAGCGGCTTCAGGACCTCCCAGATACGGCCGGCATCTGCGAAAGCTGGTTCGCGGATGAACGCCCTGATGGACCGATACGCCGGCGGAATGATGGACTCCGAGCGGATTTCCTCGTCGCCGGCCGTTGCCGCATGCAACTGGTCGAGATCGAGAAGAGAAGCGGCGCCAGCGGCGTCGATCGCTGTCGGCGCTACGATCTCCGGACGAGCGCCGATGTGTTTCGTCGCCACCATTCCGATGTGGAGCGTGGCTGGTGCCTGCGAGAAGGCAGGTCCGGACGCAACGAAATCGCCCGGCTGCAGCATCGGCAGGCGATCGAACCCCTTGCTTGCATCCCAGCCGATCGTCTCGGCCGCGCGGCGGATGTCGATGTCGAGGGTGTTGAGGCCGATCAGGAAGTTGAGGATCTCGGCGGAGACGGATTTTGCCAGCTTCGCAATACGCTGCGTGGCAAGGACACCGGCGAGGCCGCGCTTGCGGCCGCGGCTCATCAGGTCGGTGATCGTCTGCGTTGCTGCCTGCCGGACAGATGTTGCCGCCAGACCGCCGCCGCCGAACGGTGCGAACAGGTGTGCCTCGTCGATGACGATCAGGGCAGGGTGCCAGTTCTCACGAGGCGCTGAGATGAGGGCACCGACGAAGGCTGTCACCGCCTGCATCTGCGATTCTCGGTCGAGCTGCGACAGATCAAGCAGGACGGACAGCCGATGCTCACGGACTCGGCCGGCGGCGACCGCCAAGGCGGCGGCATCGAGCCTGGTGCCATCGAGGATCGGGAAATCGAAGTGTGAGGCAAGGGAGCCGAACTCGCCCTCAGGGTCGATAATGATCTGTTGGACGAGGCCGTGCGTCTGCTCAAGGATTCGGCGCAGCGTCCAGCTCTTCCCCGCGCCCGACGTGCCCTGGACAAGCAAGCGGCCATCGAGCAGCTTTTCAGTGTCAATGTAGATCGACCTTCCGAACTCCGATCGACCGAGATCGATGCCGCCGGCGGGCGGTTGCTCGATCGGCGTCGGCTTGGCAGAGATTGCGGTCCCCATCTCGGCAGCCAGCGCTTTCGCCAGCCTCTGTTGCACCGGCGGCATGCGCTTGAGCTCATCGGTTGATAACATGACTTTCCCGAATGTCATGGCCATCTCTCCATTGTTGAAATTGCTTGCTTGGTGCGGTCGACTGCAGTGTCCACCGGCTTGATGTAGTCGGGAACTCCCGAGAACTTACGGTTCGCAAGCTCTTCGTCGAGCAGTTTGAGGTTAATGCGAAGGGTCGCGAGAACCTCGTCGCGGATCTGGACGAAGGCGGCGACGGTCACCGCATCCTCCTCATTCGAGAATTTCGCCACCGGGTGCTTGTGGTCGGGTTTGCCGTTGCGCTCGCCAACCAGACTTCGGCCGAACCGAAGCCAGGGGAAGGGCGTCTTCATGTTTGCTCCTTAAATGAGTTGGTTGCAGTCGCCGGCTTGCCTAACGTTGTGCGAATCTCAGTTTCCGATAAATTGCCTCAGCACAGGGGCCAGCTTAGTCAGGACGATTGATGGAAAAATTGAGAGTGGGAACGGTTGGTCTGTTTGACGTGGGCCCATTCACGGACCTGACGATTGAATTTCCTAAGGACGCTGGTCTCAGCCTAATCTGCGGTGATAACGGAATAGGAAAAACCTCCATTCTTGAGGCCATTGCTGCTGTTTTCTCTCGAGGTCAGCTGACGAGGTTGAAGCGCCGTCAAGGCGCGGTCTCTGGCCGGGTAAACTTAGAATACGAGCTTCACGACAGGCTGGAGACAGCCGAGATCACGCTAAAGGCTTTTGAGCCAGATCAGTCGGATCACATGAACGTCCAAATTCCTGAAGCCGCCGCAAGGGTTATCAATGTCAGAGCAGCACGTGATTTCGTTTATCAACGTCAAGATGCTATCTCCCGTGACCCTACACTTATGGAGAGGCAGGTGGGTGACAGGGTCATGACTGGCCTAGTTGCTACAGAGATCAAATCCTGGTTCTCGAACCGATTTCTACTAAGTCCGCATTCAGAGACGAGCGGTTGGACTGACGAGATGCTGCAAAATCTCGACGCGGCGGTTTCTTACTTCTCAATACTTGATCCGAGTGTGAAGCTTGATCGGGTTGACGTTAGGACATTTGACATAATTGTCTCAACTCCGAGTGGTCCGATCCCGTTCGAGTACCTGTCGTCAGGATTTCGCTCTGCGTACATTTTGCTTTTGGGGATCATTAAAGAGATTGAATTCCGTGGATTAGGCGTAGCCGCAACGGATTTCGCAGGCGTGATCTTAATCGATGAGATTGATCTTCACCTGCACCCTGTCTGGCAGCGAGAGATCGGAACTGCTTTGAAGAAGGCGTTCCCAAGCGCGCAGATAATAGCGACGACCCATAGTCCCCATGTCATTCAGGCTGCTCAAGCGTCGGAGGTAGTTGCACTTATACGTGAGCCTGGCGGCGGCGTACGACCACGGCCGGTGCCGTCGAGTAAGTACGGGTACGCCGGCTGGACACTTGAGGAGGTTCTTGAGGACATTATGGGGGTAGAAGATACTAAAACTCCAGTCTTCAGGCAGGCCATGCAAAATTTTGACGACGCAATCGACCGAGAGGACGCGGACGTCGTGATCGCGTCAATTGAAGTTCTTCGAGAAATGCTACACCCTAATAGTTCTACCCGGAAACTGTTAGAAATTCAGGCTGCGCCGTATCTTGGAGCGGTTTCCTCCAATGGGGACGACCGGTGATACGTCTTTTCCGAGGCAACGCTCCACAGGAACTTGATCAGCAGACGATCGACGAACTAACAGCAGAATTCTCAGCGACTGCCAAATCAGTCTGGGCGAAACCATTCATAAAAGAGGCGCTTTTAGCCTCATCTCATTCAAAGTGTGCCTATTGCGAGACGAGGATCGACGAAGAATCAAAGTACATGGAGGTTGAGCATTTCAGATGCAAAGACGACTTCCCCTCACTCGTGGTCCAGTGGGACAACCTTTTGCCCGCTTGCAAGCATTGCAACGGGCAGAAAAGCACCCATAACGTCGATACACAGGGCATGCTTGTAGATCCGTTCGCTGATGAACCGCGCGCCCACATCTTCTTTCAAAATTATCGGCTCCGGTGGCGTGACGAAAAAGGGCGCCGCACCATTGATACCCTCTACCTCAACGACACTACGCGTCTGGTGAGCGTAAGGTTGCGTATTGGAGAAGCTATCGCGGAAGCTCTTGAGACGTTGCTGACCTTACTGGAGGGTTACCTCGCTGGGGAAAATTCAACTCTCCGACGTAACCGCATTACGCGTGGGGTGAGAAAGCTCCTAGAGGAGGCACAGCCAGCTTCAGAGTACAGCGCGCTGGCCGCGACTGTGCTTTTAAGTGATCCGAATTATGAATGGATTCGGCATAAGCTTATTGATCTCGATCTTTGGGGTGAATTGGAGGCGCTAGAGACGTCTGCGGCTGCGTTAACGCTTCATCCGTAGTGTTAACCTCGGAACGCCTCGTTGGAGAGGCTAGGTGGTTTCGCGTCCCCCTGTTCTCACTGTATAACCTCTTCGTACCCGGTTTCGGAAACCCAAAGCCCGTCGTTGGTGCGGACGGTGATCAGGGTGTAGGTCGCGGGTGGCGGATCGTGAGGCGTGGCGTGAACGTCGCTGATGAAGCTGCCTAGGCCGCGACGAGCGGCGGCGAGGGCGACTTTCCGGCCGTCTATCCCGTCCATTTCGCCGGAGTACATGGCGAAATGCAGGGCGGCAGTGACCAGCCGGGACACGATGGTTTCAGCATCGTGGTTCATCAGCTCGTTGTGCTCGGCAAACTGGCGGACGATATCGGCCACGCCGCCGGCGCGTTGGGTGTTGGGCATGTGGGATTGTCCTTTCAGCGGGCGAATGCGTCGGCGATTGAGGGCGCCCAGACGCAGAGGAAGAGAATGAAGTACGACATGGCGGCCAGCGCCCAGAGATCCTTGAGCATAGTCAAAGCCTCTCGGGGTCGGTGGATTGGGCGATGAAATCGGTCAGGTCATTGGTAACGTCCTGAACAGCCGTCAGGTAGGCGCGACGCTTTCCGGTGTCGTCGAGGTCGAAATTCCGGTTCGCCTCGAGCAGCTCGTCGCGAGCCTTCGCCATCGGAGCGAGGATCGCGTTCATCACCGCAAAGGCGTCATCCTTCTCGGAGAAATCGCCGATCGCCATAGCGAGGAACTGGCCTCCATCGTCGAGGTAACGGCCGTAAATCGTCCACGTGGTAGAGAAAACGGCGTCGTTGGATGCAAGACGGACACGTTCCTTTTCGAATTCCGCGTCGCTGGTGAATGACCAGTATTCGCCCTCGTCGTCGATGATGCAGTGCTGGATTTCCAAATATTCAAAGGCCATGGGCATGGCGGGTCCTTTCGAGGAAATGTCGCCGGAAGGCCGCACGCTTAGGGGGCGGGAGCGTGCGGCCGCGCAAGCGACATCGAGGGCTAGCGACTTGCTTGCGCTCACCGACTGGGGCAGGGGGAACCCGGGTCGGCGATCTCTAATTCGTCTGTCAATGCGAGATAAGAGCGCGCCAACTGATAGCGGCAGTCCTCATTGCACAGCCAAGCGCGATACATGGCGGCGCGCAGGTCATTGGCCGTCCACTTTTCGTATTGCGCCTTCTCCGCCGCTGCATAGGCAGGATCAAGGCTCGCTGTGAGGGCATGGAAAGCGGCGAGATCGTCAGGGGTAAGTATTTCCGTCCACCTAGACATTGCTGGCCTCGATAACGCGGGAGCATGCGAGGCGAACGCGCAGCGCATCAGCCTTGGCGAGGTAGGCCGCCAGTTCTTCGGCTGCCTGTTCCTGATGGCGCTGACGTGCCGTCTCCCAATCGGAGGGCATGCGCATGCGAGTGGAATGCTGGCTGGGCATGGTGAAATCTCCATGGGTGGAAATGCAAAAGCCCGGCGCGATGGCCGGGCTTGCATGTCGTCGAGTGGAGGGGTGAATCAGGCGGCAATGCCGTTGGCGGCGGGAGCCTGCATCGGATCCTTCTTGGCGGACTTTTTCGGCGCTGCCTTCTTCTCGGCGACAGCCGGGAGCGGCTTCTGGTTGCGGACGACGAGGACCGGGCCGGCAGCAACCTTCAGCGCGCCTTCCACGGCGCGGATGACGCGGATATCGGCACCTTCGTCCGTCAGCTTCTTGACGACCTTCGTCAGATAGTCGGCGGCGCTGAACGCCTTCGTCTCGCTGGTTGCTTCCTTGGCGGCCTTCTCGAAATTCGCCGGTGCGACCTTCATGGCGCCATCGATGTCCGACGGCTTGCCCTTGGCATAGACGAACGTGCCGCCCTGGCCTTTTTCGCCGGCCTTGAAGGTGCACTTACCGAACTCGCAGAACCACAGGCGCAGACCGGTGCGGTAGTTGGCAGGCGACATGTCATAGAGGGCCTGAACATAGATGATGTCGTTATGTTCGCCGAGATGGGCGAGCGCCGACACAGCGAGCTGATGCTCGCGCTCGGTGAAGGTCGAGATCTGCTGGCCGCGGCCGGCGATTGCGTTCTTGAGGGCCTTGCCGGTGATGATTGCGAAGTGTGCCATTGTCGTATTCTCCTGATTGGTGCCCCTCGCGCAGGGGCGGGTTGACGGCCAAATGCCGGGAAATCGCCAGTTGGTGACGGCGATTTCCAAGCACGTGGTATGAGGGGCAAGTGATTGCTTGCCCTTCAGATTTTCCGTTGTGATTTTGTGCTTGAGATATCCCGACATGCGGGGGGCTAGCTTTTCGGGGGCGGCAACCTTTCGGTTTTCAAAGGACCTCAGTCCACCGCGCATTGCCCCGCGCGCTTTGTCTTCGCTCCACCACACACACGGTTTTCATTCGGCCTTCCCGGCCACCGTGCCCTGTATCTTCACAAGTCGCCGCCATTGCTGGCTGCTTATGCTGGAACACCTCGACAACCCTTCCTTTTTGATAAGTCAGCGCGGAAGGGAGCGCCCGATTGGCTGTAGAGGCGTCACCCTCTCCAATCACCGATAATGCTGATCCGCGATGGCCCTGAAACCCGCCGTTCAATCGAGGCGTTGCCCGCTTTCGCGAGTGTGTTGCCCCAACCTTGCGGCTGATAACCAGACCGTTCGCCAGCTTTTCTAAGAACCTTGCGGAGGCGCTTGGCCGTCTCGCAATCCCGAAGTGATTTCGTTTTCGCTTCGGTGATTGAGAGAATATCGATTTCATTTCGTTATGCAATGCGATTTTCTCGCATATCGATGCGAAAACCGCTAAGGCATTGATTTTGAAATCGCATTAATTTTCGAATTGGCCCGCAAGCTGCCAAACTTGGCCGCTTCGAAAATATTTTTTGCCGCCTCATCGCAGGTTGAAAATCGGCCTGCTTACAGGCGCTTCGCCTGGGGACTACTTCTGGAAAACCTGTGGAAATCTGCGGGAAAAACCATGGAATATCGCGGAAACAATCCTTGCAGTTGTAGGTGTTCCGGGCCTGTGGAAATTACCGCTGCGGAAAAAGCGCGGAATTTTGCGGAATTTCAGGTCCGACCTCGCGCGTGCCCACGCGGAGATTATTATAAATCTTTGATGGAGAGGCCTCTCAGGCCCTTCTCCCTTCTCCAACACTATTCAGGATTTGATATCCGCGAGGCAGAGGGCTTGCTGTCACCCCCTGTTGACAAATCAGCGCGGGACGAGTCATCTACCCCCGGATGCTTGATTTGCGTCCTCAAACAGGCGGTCGCCCTTCCGGGTTGGACCGCCTTTTTCGTTCCAGCTTTGGAGATCCCTCATGATCGGCATGCGCCTCTCTCATGCGCCATCCGGCACCATCGGCCTCGTCGATGCTGTCTCGGTTGATCCTGCTGGCCTCGGCCTCGTCCGCATCCATGACATGTGGTTCATGGCGGATGATTGTGGCCCGGTGCTTCGGCACCATTGAGGACAACTTTCAATCTCGCCTTCTGCGGAATGCGACGGCTACGAGGATCAACAGCAGCGCTACAATGGCGAACTGTCCGTTCGCGCTGGCTTCGATGCCGAGAACAGTGATTGTAAGGCTGTCATTTGTGGATTGCACGGCGCACCTCTCGCTAAAGTTTGGTGCGCTGCCCGCTGCCGCACTATGCACCGCCGATTTGCTTGTGCAAGTTTTCTCTGAACTCGTGCGATGAAAGAAATTCGATCATCAATCGAACTCGCTCTCCATGTTGATTTTCTGACATCAGGTGGAAGCAGGATGGCACGAAACCGTTACTATTGGTCACCGCACTGGAAGGCGCTGAAGCGCGCCACCCATGAGCGCGACGGCTGGCGTTGCGTTGTGCCTGGCTGCGGTTCTACGCTCGCCGTCGTCTGCGACCACATCAAGACGCGGCCGAACGTCGACCATCCCACGCCGCTGGATGTGATCTCCAACACCCGCACACTCTGCGGCACTCATGACCGGCAGGTGAAAGAGCAACGTGGCGGAGCTCGTCGACGAGACGGCAGGCCGGTGGTGCAGGGCTGCACCGTGGACGGTGCGCCGCTCGATCCTCGCCACCCTTGGCACAGGAGCAAGCAATGAGCGACGAGAAGCGCCGTGAGACAAAGCCCGATCTGCAGAAGGGTAAACAGACTACTATTGCTCCGCCCAAGGGTGAGACTGCTGTTGATCGTCGTCCCTATGAGAAGGCGGTTGATCGTCAGCCGTATGAGCGGAAGGGCTGACGTGCTCGTCTCGGTCCATCTGGGCTGGTGGCTGCTGCCGACCGCCATCACTGGTGCGTCGCTCATCATCGCTTTGTGGATGGCCAAACCGAGCGGGCGAGGGGATTACGCGGCTATTGCCGATGGCTTTGTCTGGTTGGTCATCATGATGGCCGCGCTCATCGTTTCGCTCGTCGCTTGGCTTCTCTGGGCGTTGTTCGGCTGACCCCGGGGGGGCCTCGAATGTCTGCGACCCCCGGGGGCCACACCGTCCGGGGCCTTCGTTCGCAGTGAGAGCAAAATAAACACCCCCCCTTAAAGTAAGCGGCCGGGGAAAAGTGGATCTTATCCTATTGATGCACCGGTGGTGGTAAGTTTGATTTCCTTGCCAGAAGTGGTGAGCTTCTTCCTCTTCGACATCGCCATTCCGCCTGCACCAAAACACAGGAGGAACAGGATAACGGTGAACATCAGGAAGGGGACAGCCAAGTCGCCGTTCGAACGAAACTCTTGAAGGCACGGAACAAGGAAGCCAATCGCCGCTCCAAAAAGAAGGGAAGCCGCGATCACGTGATATTCGTAATCAGCCAAACCGCTGGCATCTACCATCCTGATCGATATCTGTTCCGGTACCAAAACCGTCACGTTAAAAGCTGAAGGTGCTGGGTTAACGCCTACAGGGACGGCCGGATTCGGCTCTACCTGCTCAGGAGGATCGAGGTCGATGTTACTCATACCGACCTCGTATTGAGCTCTGGCCAAAGGTTCTGCGGCAGCACTCCGTTGTACTGTCCCCCGACCATGCCTGGACTGACTAAGATGTGGATCAGGCTGTTGGCCTGGGTAGAAACATTCTGCAGCCCTTGGATGATTGTCTGCCGCGTCGCTTCATTAACGACGTACACAACGTAAACGGTGTTCAGCGGCCGGACCCACGAATAAGGTTTAAGGACTTCTTTCAGCCGCTCGTTCCACATGTTCCAGGCACCAGGTTCGGGCTGGTTTGTTATGTCCCACGAAACCACTATGTGCACGTCGCACTTCTCCTATGCAGTTGCATCGCCAATCGATCATGCCTGTGGGTGAGTCTGCAATGGCGCGTAACGCCAGATTGTGTTTCCCGCAGCTATCCACAGGTTGAATAACTCATGAGAGGCAGAAAGCCGAACCCTACCCCGGCATCAAATGTGGTGGAAGGGGCGTTCCCCGGCATCGATGCGCCGGCGATCGAGATCGAGGAGCCGAACTGGCTGCTCACGGTCAACGTCAAGCAGTGGGGCGCCCGGCGCGCGAAGATCGCCAGCGAGCGCTGGAAAACCCTGACCACCAGCCTTGCCCGCAAAGGCCTCTTGGACGTTGACAACGATGTGCTGATCGAGATGGCCGCCGGTGCCTATGCCGACTGGAAGCTCGCGGAGGCCCATGTCGCGCGGAACGGCGTCATGATCCAGGCTCCGAAGACGAAGGTCATGATGCATAATCCGTACAAGGCGATAGCCGACGCCGCGATGAAGCGTGTCATGGCCGCCGAGCGCGAACTCGGCATTCCGCCGACCGAACGCGGGCGCGCCGAGAAGGCGCCGCCGAGATCCGGAAGGAAGAAACGCGCCGCCGATGAGTACCTTAGAAACAAGTGACCCCGTCACGCACTGGGCGCAGGAAGTCGTCGACGGCTGGATCACATCAGGGCACTTTGGTCGCCTTGCATGCCAGCGACACTTGCGCGATCTTGAATCCGCCCATCAGCGCGGGCTGGAATGGCGGCCCGAAGCAGCGCTGAAAGCGCTAAACTTCTTCCCGTCCGTGCTGATGGTCACCGCGGGCGCAATGGCAAACACGCCTTTCTACCTGCCGAGCTACACCACCTTCGTGGTTGGCTCTCTGTTCGGCTGGTACCGCAAAGACAGCGGACGTCTCCGCTTCCGTAGCTCATGGGTAGAGGCTGGAAAAGGCCAGATCAAGTCTCCGGTGGCAGCGGCTCTCGGCCTCTATACGATGGGTTTCCGCGGCATCCCTCGCGCCGAGTGCTACGCGATCGCGAAGGACCGCAACCAGGCGAACGTTCTGTTCGGTGACGCCGTCGCGATGGCGAACGCCGAAATGCCGGAAGCCGAGTTCGACGGCGAAAGCCTCGTGTCGCGCGGCACGATCATCACGCGCGGTACCGGCGACATGACCTGGATGCTCGAGCATCCGGCTAGCGGATCGAAGTTCCGGTCACTTGCCGGTGACGAGAAGGTCAACGGGCCGCGGCCGTCTTATGTCGCTGCCGACGAGATTCACGAATGGAAGTCGGACGGCGCTCTGAAGACTTGGAAATCGGCCGGCGCAAAGATGCCGGGAGACTTCCTGCTCTGGATGTCGACGAACACGCCGGCCGCTGACCAGCCGGTCGCGACCGAGTGGAGCCAACTTCATCAGCGCATCTTGCGCGGCGAGGCCGAAGACGACTCCGCATTCGCGTTCATCGCCCGCGTCGATCCTGGTGACAAGCCGTTCGAGGACGAGAGCTGCTGGCAGAAGTCGATGCCCTGCCTGGGAATCACGTTCCCGATCGAGAACGTCCGGATCGAGGTGAATTCTGCCCGCAACTCGGTGGGCATGCGGTTAAGCACCGAACGCCTCTATTTCGGGGTGCCGGTCGGATCGTCGGAATATTGGATCGACCTCGATTTCTGGGAAGCGGTTCAGGGCAAGGTCGATATCGAGAATGCCGGCGACGCCGACCTCTACCTGACCCTCGACCTCTCGAAGAAAAACGACCTGACCGCCCTCGGGATGGGCTGGAAGGATAGCAAGGACGTGCTTCATGCGGCGGTTCAATACTGGAAGCCGTCGGAGAAGCTGAAAGAAAAGTCGGAAGAGGACCACGCCCAGTATGTCGAGTGGGCTGCTGCGGTGCCGCCGCTCCTCAACCTCGTCCGCGGCCGCTCGATCGAATACGAATTCATCGCGGTAATGATTCAGCGGCTGGTTGCCAGCCACAACGTTGCCGCGCTGATCGTCGACCCCGCATACCTGACCGATTTCCGGAAGGCGTGCGACAATGTCGGGCTGGAGACGTGGGTCTGGGAGCCGGACGGCGAAGTCGGGTCCGGCCTGAAGATCATGATCCACGGTCAGGGCCGGCTTGGAATGCAGTCGAAAAAGGCGTTGTGGATGCCGCGGTCCCTGACGAAGTTCGAAGATCGCATCCTGCAGCGTCGAATTGTTATCGACGAGAACCCAATCACCAAGTGGTGCTCGGGCAACGCGGCGATCGAACCAGACGCGCAAAACAACCGCTTCTTCATCAAGAAGCACCAGCGCGGTCGCATCGACGGCATGACGGTGCTGGCGATGCTTTCCGGCGCTGCCGACCTGGTCGAGGTCGGCGAGCGCTCGTTCTGGGAATCCGACGACGACCAGGACATCGACGACATTGAAGCCGGCATCGAGGCCGAGCTCGCCGCGCTCGAGCGCGAGGCGCCGAACTTCTACTGATTGGAGCACCCATGCGCTTGCTGAGGTTCGCCGGCCGCTGCGTGCAGACGGTCCGGTCATTCGTGACCAATGTCGTGCCGTCGCTTATCATTGACGGAGTAGGGCTCTTGGGCGCTACGGCCATCTCATATGGCGCCTGGGAAATCTACCGGCCTGTAGGCTTCATTGTCGCGGGCATCCTGATGCTCGCATTCGCGTTCATGATCGCGGGCCGCTCACGATGAGGGGGCTTTTCGGTGCGCTGGTCGGCGGTGGGGAGCGGAAAGACGAGAGCCGGTACGGCATAGTCGAGCAGATGTGGGCCGACTTCTTCGGCGGGATGGCGACGTCGAAGACCGGGATTTCGGTCAACTGGAAGTCAGCGCTCAGCGTAACGACGGTATTGGCTTGCTGCCGCGTGCGCGCCGATGGTCTGGCGACGGTGCCATGGAAGCTCTACCAGCGGGTGGAGAAGTCGCAGAACGGAAAAACGATCGTCGAGCGCCAGGAGGCGCGCAAGCATCCGCTCTATGACCTTCTGACGACCGCGCCGAACGAGTGGATGACGAGCCTCGAATTCCGGGAAACCTTGAATTTCCACGTCGATCTCACCGGAAATGCGATCGCATTCCTGAACAAGGTCCGGGGCAACATCGTCGAGATGATCTTGCTCGATCCAGGCCGCGTCACATGGAAGGTCAACCCGGATTATAGCCGCGTCTACACCTTGACCGGCCTCGACGGCTCGACCGCAACTGTGACCGGCAATGAAATATGGCATGTGAAAGGCCCGTCGTGGGACACGATCGAGGGGCTCAACATCGTAAAATATGCGGCCGAGGCAATCGGCTTGGCGCTCGCGACCGAAGAAACGCACGCGCACTTCCATCGCAATGGCGCACGGCCGAGCGGTATTCTCGCGGTCGACCCAGCGATCGGCGATGCGAGCATGAAAAAGCTCGCTGCCTGGGTGCGCCACCACTTTGGAGGCGCCCAAAACGCCGGCAAGATCATGGTTATGGACCGGGCTGCGAAGTATTCGCCCGTTCAGATGACCGGCGTCGATTCTGAACATCTGGCGACGAGGAAATTTCAGGTCGAGCGCATTTGCGAAGTCCTCCGGGTGATGCCCATCATGATCGGATTCTCCGGCGACAAAAATGCGACCTTCGCCTCGGCCGAGCAGATGTTCCTTGCGCACCTGGTTCACACGATCAGGCCAATCCATCGTCGGGTCGGCGGGTCGGGCGATCTGTTCTTGCTCACGAAAAAGGAGCGGGCAGAAGGATATTATACCGGCTTTGTCGATGCTGATTTCTTGAGCGCGGCGATGAAGGATAAGGGCGAGTATAACCAGAAGGCGCTTGGCAATAGCAGCGCCGGCTGGGTCACGCCCAACGAGGTCCGCGCATGGGACGAGCTGCCGCCGATCGCGGGCGGCGATCGTCTTTACGTCCCGGCCAACATGGTCGCCATCGACGAGGATGGAAAACCTATCTTGTTAGCGCCGCCGAAGGCGCCAACCCCGACGCCATCTGGAGAATAGGCATGGATCATCTTGAGACCGGGCTGATCGAGGTCAAGTTCGAAGACAACGCCTCGAAAGCTGGCATTTTCTCCGGGTACGGCGCCATCTTCGGCAATATCGACTCGCATGGCGATATCATCGAGAAGGGCGCCTTCAAAAACAGCCTCCGCGAATGGGAAGGCAAGGGCAAGCTTCCGAAGATGCTTCTCCAGCACGGCGGTTTCTTCGGTCCGGTCGACGACATGCTCCCTGTCGGCAAATGGCTCTCCATGGAAGAGAACAGCAAGGGCCTCAAGGTCGAGGGCCAGCTGTTCGCGCTCGAAACCGACCGCGGCGCGCTAATCTACGAGGGCCTGAAGAGCGGCGAGCTCGACGGTTTGTCGATCGGTTATCGCGCCAAAAAGCACCGCATGGGCACGAAGCCCAAGGATCCGACTCGCTGGCTCGAGGAAGTTGACCTGAAAGAGGTCAGCATCGTGACATGGGGCTCCAATGATCGCGCCCTGATCAGCCAGGTCAAGGCGCTCGACCTGTTCAACCCGCGCGAACTGGAGCGGGATTTGAAAACCATTCTATCAGGTGGCGACGCCGTGAAGGCCGTCGCCATCGTGAAGAAGCACCTTCAGCGTGAGGCTGAGGGCCAACCCACGACGTCTTCTCGTGACGAAGAAGCGGCGGTGGAACTGCTCGAAGAGCTCAAGAAGCTCCGGGCGGGTTGACCAACCTTACGCACTAGGAGGGCAAAATGCCCGAACTGAAGGACGTGCTGGACGATGTCCAGCGCGAGGTGAAGCGAGTCGGCGAGGACTATAAATCGCTCCAGTCCAGCATGGAAAAGGACCTGAAAGCGGTCCGCGAGCTGGCCGAAAAGGCCGGCAAGGATGCCGGCGTCGGCACGCAGCTGAAGAACGACTTGGATGCCCTCACGCGCGGTGTCGAAGAAAAACATGCCGCGATCGAGCTCAAGGTCAAGGAGATCCTCGATAAGGCCGATGCTGAAGCCAAGGCCATTCTGGAAATCGAGAAGAAGCTGAACCGCCCGAACGGCGGTAACGGCGGCGACCAGGCCAAGCTCATCCTGGAAGCGACCGAATTCAAGCGAACCGTGATGTCTCGTCGCGGCGAGCTTAAGGCGACGACCAACCTCAAGCCCGAGGAAACAAACCTCGAAGAATACAAGGGCTACGAGGACGCCTTCAAAATGTCGCTCCGTCGCGAGGTGCAATTCCTCTCGGCGGACGAGCAGAAGGCCATGATGGTCGGTTCCGATCCGGACGGCGGCTATCTGGTGCCGACCGCGACCAGCTCGCGGATCATCACCAAGGTCTACGAGACTTCGCCGCTCGACGAACTCGCCTACCACGAGACGATCTCGACGGATGCGATCGAAATCGCGATCGACACCGATGAGGCCGGTGCCGGATGGGTCGGCGAGACCGAGGCGCGGCCGGAAACGTCGACCCCGCAGGTCGGCAATCAGCGTATTCCGGTTTTCGAGATCTATGCGAAGCCGAAAGCAACGCAGCAGCTGCTCGAAGATGCCGGTATCGATGTCGAGGCCTGGCTCGAGCGCAAGGTCGCCGAGAAATTCGCTCGCATGCGCGCGCTGGCGTTCATTTCGGGGAATGGCATCAAGAAGCCGCGCGGCATCCTGACCTATCCGGCTGGTTCGAACGGCGTTCGCGGCACCATCATGCAGGTTCCGACCGGCAACGCCACGTTGCTCACTCCGGACGGCCTCGTGACCCTGACCTTCTCCCTGAAGGACAAGTATCTCGCCAACGCTACCTGGCTGATGAAGCGCGGCAGTGTCGGCGCTGTCATGCTCTTCAAGGACAACCAGGGCCAGTACATCTGGCGGCCGGGTCTCGAAGCCGGCAAGCCCTCCATCCTGCTCGGCTATAATATCCGCCGCGCGGATGACATGCCCTCCGTAGGTGCCGGCGCGCTTCCGATCGCCTTCGGTGATTTCCGTGCCGGCTACACGATCGTCGATCGTCTGGGTATCCGCACTCTGCGGGACCCATATTCCTCGAAACCGTTCGTCGAATTCTACACGCGCCAGCGTGTCGGCGGCGACGTCGTCGATTTCGAGGCTTACGCCCTGCAGGTCGTGTCGGCCTAAGCGATCTGGCTCCCCGGTGGGGCGCGGTTTCGGCCGCGCCTCTTTCGTCATTCGTCCGGTGACGCGCTGCGCGCCGGCTTCTCATGGAGGCTCCCATGCGGGACCTGATCAATAATATCGACTTCAAGCGGGCGATCTCGCCGGCAGCGGCCGTTACGGACAATTCCGCCATCGTCACGCAGATCCTGAACCGGTTGGGCGTTGAGGCCGTGGCGCTCGCCATCATCCTGGGTGACCTCGCTGATACCGACGCCACCTTCGCGGTGACGATGGAGCACGGTGACGCTCCCAACCTCTCAGACGCGACGGCTGTGCCGGCAGACCAGATGAACGGTTCCCTGGCGCTCGCTGGCTTTACCTTCGCGACCGACAATGGCGTGCGGAAAATCGGATACGTCGGCGGGAAACAGTATGTCCGCGCGACGATCACGCCCTCAGGCAACACCGGCAACGTCTTCGTGTCAGCGCTGTGGGTTCTCGGCAAGACGAACATGACGCCGACGCCCAACCCGCCGTCGTAAGAAACGCGAATTCTCTAGGGGCGGGCACATAGCCGGCGCGTTCAGCGCCGGTTTTACATCAACAATCCAAGAGGATATCCGCCATGAAAGGCACCGTTAAGCAGGCCTTCCCGTTCGCGTTCGACGGGACGAACTTTTTGCACCTCAAAGCTGGCGACGACTTCCCGCCCGCTGGATATTCGGTCCAGGACAAAACCTTTGCTGGTCTCGAGACGGCGGGGTTCATCGAAGCTGCGAACGGCCGATCCACCACGCCGGTGGACGAAGATCTGAACCGCCGTATCATCGACGCTCTCGACAAGAAGCTGTCGGCCGCCTCCGACGAGGAGCTGAAGGCCATCATCGCGCGCCGCGGTACTCCATTTTCCGGCAACATGGTGCACGCGGTCCTGGTCGCTGAGGCGAAGGCCCAGATGCTGGCCGAACTCGAAGGGAATGCGCCGATCGTCGGCGTCAATCCGAATGCCGGCGTCACTGAACAGCCGCTCGCGGCGCCCGGCGCGCCCACTCCGCCGTCTGCGGCCTCTGCGATCGAACAGCAGAAGGTCGAGCAGGAAACCATCCAGCAGAACCAGGCCGGTGCGGGCGAGAATAAGGCCACCAACCAGTTCGGCGAACCGCTTCCCGCCACCGTGAAGAACCCGTCCTCGGAACCCGAGAAGAAGGCTTTGACCGAGGCTGAGCTCAGCAAAATGAACAAGGCCGACCTCGAGGCCTATGCAGCCGAGCAGAAGGTCGATCTGTCGAACGCCAAGACCAAGGACGATTACATCGAGGCTCTCAAACCGAAGTCCTGATCCGCAGCGCGGCAATGTGATCGCAAAACCAGGGAGGCCGACGTGCGCCAGTCATTCTCGGTTATATCGCCGGCCTCCCAACTTTCTATTCTCACTGATGCCCAGCTTCGGGCGGCAGCCGGTCTCGACGCTGATGACGACAGCCGTGATACCGAGCTGCGCGCCCTCGGCGCCGCGCTCTCCTCTGATATCGCCGTTGCCTGTAACGTCGTCGACGATGGCGTAAATCCGCCGACGCTTCTCCAGGAAACCGTCACGGAGACGTTTTGGGTGTGCGATCGTCCACCGGAGCTATTCCTATCGCGGCGGTTCGTGTCGAGCGTCACCTCAGTTACCGAGGCTGGTTCCACCCTGACGTCGTCGGATCACGTCCTCGATGCCGGCGCCGGACTCCTGAACCGTGTTTCGGGCGGTCGACCATGGTCGTGGTATACGGGCGAGGTTTCGCTCACTTATATCGCCGGCTTCGCAGCCGCGCCGCCAGATCTTGCCGCCGCTGCGTTCGATCTCGCGAAGATCCGGCTTTCCTATGGGTCGCGGGACCCGCTCGTGAAGTCGGAGAGCATTGAGGTACCCGACATTGAGACCCGACGCCTAGATTTCTGGGTCGGCGCGCTTCCCGGCGCCGCCGCCAGCCCGGTGCCGCCGGAAATCCTTTCGCGCTTGTCTCGCTACATGAACGTGTTCATCGCATGATGACGCCGGCGGAAGTCATAGCCGATCTCGATCGAGCGATCGAGCGGACCGGCCAGGATGTGATCTGGCGCCGGTATACCGCATCGACCGGAAGCCCGCGGCCGAAGATCGAACTTCCAGTACGGGCTTTCGTCCGTCCGCTCGAAGCCGAGGACCTGGTGGGCAATATCGACAGCACCTTTTCGAAGGTCATCATGAGCGCCACGGGCAAGTCATCGATGCTGCCGATCGTCAAGGGGGACAAGATCGTCATCGATGGTCGTGAGCGCAACGTGGAGATCCCGAAGCCCTACCGGTACCAGAACGAGCTGATTAGGATCGTCGCAGTGGTGGGTGGTTGATGGCGACGTTCGCTCAGTTCGACCATGAGATCCGGATGGCCTCGGCAGGGTTCGATCCGGAGGCGATCAATAAGGCACTGGCAGATTTTGCTCGCGCCGAGCTGCGCAAAGCCCAGACCGCAGGCGCGAGCCGGACATACCAGCTCTATGTGAACGGCCGGCCGGCGGCATCAGAATACGAGGTCGTGGCGCCTGGTCCGATCGTCTACCAGTTCTCGCTCTGGTCTGAGATCATCGCTTACGCGCTGAGCGAGCTGCAGCGCCGATCGCCCGTTCGCAGCGGCCGATTCCGCAATTCATTCATCGTCCTAGTCGACGGAAAGACCTTCGATCCCGCGCGCGACGTGCCGGCAACGTCGGAAGTGATCATCACCAACTTCCAGCCTTACATTCGCAAGGCGGAGGCGGGGCTTCTTGGCACCAAGCGGTTTGCGATCTTCGACGGGACCAAGCGAGCGCTCGCCCGCCGCTTCGGAAATGAAGGCCGTTCGTCGTTCGGCTATCTGTTCGAGACCAAGTGGTTGAACATCGCTAACGGCGTTCATCCGCAGATCCCGTACATCCTGAAGCGCAGCGCTGGGCGGCGAAAGGATCGGCAGGCAGGTATTCCGATCACGTATCCGGCTGTGATCATGTCCATGGTGATTTGATGTCGAGCCCTGAAGCCTTTGATGCAATTCAGGACGTCCTCTTCCAATCCTGGAGTGAGACCGACGTGCTCTACGAGAATGACGCGATCGAGGATCCGGATTCGCAGACCGCATTCGTCTACGCCGAGATCGTGGGAGACCTTTTCGAACAGGACACCTTCGGTGCGCCCGGTCAGAACGAATGGGTCGAGGATGGTGCCATCTATCTGCATGTGATGGTGCCCAACGGGACAGGATCCCGGGAGGCGCGGTCGATCGCTAAGCGCCTTAGCGACCTTTTTCGGGAGCGGCCGGCGGCCGGCGTTAACTTCGGCAGGATGTCGATCGGAAGCGGCGACCCCGGGCGGTCTTTCCCGAATTTCTATGCGATGACGCTGACGATCGGCTTCGATCGGCGCGACATCACCGGATCTTAGAGTTTCCGGCCCTGTCCGGACGCCGAACACGCGCCTTCGGCAAGCGCGCACTGGCCCGTCGTGAGGACGCGCCCTTCCCATAGATGGAGCCCAACATGTCTGTAGCCCAAGGTTCAGAAACCAGGCTGGCATATATCATCGAGGATACGCCTGGCGTCATTCCCGATGAGCCAGCTTGGCAGGTTGCTCGTTACGTCACCGAGGGCCTCACGCTGGATAAGCAGACGGTCTCGTCGGACGAAGTCCGGCCGGACCGCAATCGGACGGACATCACTGATGTCGGTCGGCAGGTCAACGGGCCGATCAATACGCTGCTTTCTTACGGCACGTTCGACGACTGGCTGGCCGCATTGCTTTGCGGCGACTGGTCGACCAATGTTCTGAAGAACGGCATCATCAAGAAGACCCTGGCATTCGAAAAGACGTTCGAACTCGGCGCTACCGACGTATTCACGCGGTATGTGGGATGCCGGTTCAACACGCTCGATCTGCAGCTCAATGCCAAGCAGAATGTTACAGCAAACTGGGGCGTGATGGGCACTGGCAGCCCCGCGGCGGCCACCGCCATCATTACGGATGCCACCTATACTGATCCGACCACTACGCCGGTCATGAACGCGGCCCTGAACGTCGGCAGCCTGGCAATCACCGGCGTCACGGCGACGCCCAAGCTGCAGGCACTGTCCCTGCGGATCAACAACAACATCTCGGCGGTCGATGTCATCGGCCAGTATGAGACCTACGATTTCGTCTACGGTCTCTTCGACGTGTCCGGCTCGATGACCGCGGTTTTCGAGAACAAGGATCTCTACGACGCGGTCGTGAACCATTCCGACCTCTCGCTGTCTTTTACCATCGGCGTGACGACGGGGGCAAAGTACAGCTTCTCCATCCCCAAGATCAAAGCAATGAACGGCTCGCCGGTCGGCCCGGGCAACGGCCGGGCTGTGGTGATGGAAGTTCCCTTCCAGGCCAAGTTCGACGCGACGCTCGGTGCCACATTGGGGATCACGAGGGCGGTAGCCTGATGACCGGAGCAAAGAAATCCTCGGGTGAGGGGCATCCCATCACCTTCGTGCCGGCCATCTCTTTCACCGGATATCCAAGAGGCAAGAAGACGAAGTTCACGGCCGGCGAAGAGAGTGCACCGGTACCGGCCGGTTTTCTGGAAATGGTGCGCACCAAGGGGTTCGTCCGAAAGGAGGGCGGATCCAATCACGAAGAAAGGGCGTAACGTCAATGGCCGAAAAGGTTCTGCTTTCCAGCTTGAGGGCTGATCTCGACCGCGAGAAGAACGGAGACTGGATACCCTATCCAGGCTGGAAAGGTGTTTCCTTCAACGTCTCGGCTCTTACGATTCCTGAATACGAAACCGCTCGCGACCTGATGTTCAAGCGGTTGGCGCAGACCTACAAGGACACCGTCATCCCGAAGGACGTTCTCTCTGCGGAGCTTGGTGCTCTCTACGCGGAATTCATCCTACACGACTGGCGCGGCCTCGATATCGATTACACGCCTGAGGTCGCCAAGCAGACTCTCGCCGACCCGGCCTACCGCGCGGTCGTAGCGGCTGTCGAATTCTGCGCCGCCAAGATTTCCGAAATCGACGCGAAATTCACCAAGGCCGAGGAGGGAAATTCCTCGCCGCCTTCCGCGCTCGGCTAGCGCGGGAAAAGGCGGCTGGTTACTCCTCCTGGCTCGATGAGCTTGCGGAGGAATATCCCAAAGAAGCCTGGCTGCGGCCGACGGAGGGCCAGGAAATCGAGTATGAGCCCCGGCATTGGCACGGGCTCTACTTCCGGGCATTCGACGCTCTTCGATACGATCGGTTCTACGGCGCCCTCGGCGGTCAGATGCCGATCAGCTACGTGGCGCTCAGCACCTATGCTCGCGATCATGGAATTGCCGGCAAGGATTTTGGCGATTTTCTACGCACAATGAACAAGCTGGATAGCGTCTTTCTCCAGGTCGAGGCCGAAAGGGAGAAAGCCAGCAAAGAGCGCGGAGCGCCGGCTTAGGCTCTCCGCCAATCTTTTCACTCTTTTTCCGAAAGGTCCGCACGCATGGTCGTTGAACTGCGCACTCTGCGCATCACCTCGGACTTTAATGCCGCGTCCTATGTCGCGGGCATGAATCAAAAAGTCGAGGCCGACAGAGCAGGTGCGCAGTCCAGCAAGGCGGCCGGTGCCGCGGTGGATGACCTGAAGATCAAGGTCTCCTCGGCCGTGCCGCTGATCGAGCGCCTAAGCCGGACCTACATCGACGGCTATGGCTCCGCCGCAAAATTCAATACCGAGATCACGCGGCTTGCCCGTTCCCAGGACACGAATGCGGCCTCCGCTGAGCACCTCGAGCTGATTTATACGGGTCTTACCAAGAAGTTCGGCTTGGCCGCAGACGCCACGGCTCTCGCGCAGAAGGGCTATACCGGCTTAGCTACGGCTATCGAGAACGTCAACGCCCGTCTGAGCCGCGACAACGGGGCGACCGAGCACGCGACTGCCCTAGCCGCGCGCATGGATCAGCTTCGCCAGACTTTCGATCCGGCTTATGTCGCGTCGCAGCGCCTTTCCTCCGAACTGGGTGAGCTCGCCGAAGCAGAACGCCTTGGCGTCCAGATCACTGGCGGCTACGAGCGCGCCCTCGAGTCGATCATCCTGAAACACGATGCCGTGGCGGCCGCCGCGAAGCGTCAGCGCGAGGAGTACACACGGCTTGCCCAAGAAGGTCGAGATGCCGCTGCCGCCGATCGGGCCCAGTCGGAATTCAACAGTCGCCTCGGTCTGTCAGGGGGCGCTGGTCTCCGCGCGTCGGACTCGGCCGCTGTATTCTCGGAGCAGCTCGGCCGACAGGAGGAGATTGCGCGTCTTCGGGCCCAACAGCAGGCCGAGCAGTTCGCTGCGGATCTTCGCCAGCGTTTCTCGACCGATGGCAGCGGAACGTCCGCACGCGACTCTGCTTCCGTTTTCTCAGCGGAGTTTGCCCGCCAAGACGAGATAAATCGCCTCCGGGCCCAGCAACAGGGATCTGCTTTCTCTTCTGATCTCAATGCGCGGTTGGGCGTTAACGGGTTTGGCACGTCTGCGAAAGCTTCCGCGACGGCATTCGAGGAAGCGGCCCGGGCGGCCGAGGAGCTTGATCGCAAGACAACCATGCTCCGCGCCCAGATTGACCCGCTCGGCGCCGCCCAGGCTCGGCTGAACGCCGAGATGGCCGATTATGAGGATCTCGCACGTCGGAACGCAATCTCTTCCGATGAACTCGCCAAGGCGCAGATCATGGCGCGCCAGCGTTATGACGCCTCGACGAAAGAGATCGAGCGGCAGGGCAAAAGAGGCGTGAGTGGCCTGCCTTCTTACCAGCTCACCAACCTAATGTATCAGGGTACGGACGTCGTTCAGTCGTTGGCTCTGGGAATGCCCGCGATGCAGATCATTTTGCAGCAGGGCCCCCAGGTAGCACAGATATTCGCCGCCAATAGCGAGGCGATGACAGCCATGCTCGGCGCGCTCACGCCCGTCAACATCGCCCTTGGCGGCGTGGCGGCGGCAGCTCTCATCGGCGCAAAGGCCTGGAACGACTATCTGAAGTCTATCAAGGAAGTCGAAACCGCTGCCAGCGGCATTGGTCGTGCGACTGCAGGTACCCCTGGCCAGATGGAAGAAGCGGCCCGTGCCGGTGCCGCAGCTGCCGGTATCACTGTAGCGTCCGCCCGCTCCATGGAAGCGCAGTTTCTCCGGACTGGTCGGATTGGCTCTGAGCAATTTGAAGACCTGATCGGACTATCGAAGAATTTCGCTGCCACCGTCGGCATCGATGCGTCTTCGGCTGGCGGCGCTCTCGCCGACATGTTCTCGGATCCCGCCAAGGCTGCGCAGATCCTGTACCAGCAATACGTTCTCATCAATGCAGCGACCGCGCGACAGGCGACGAATCTCGCTGCCCAGAACCGTCAGTCAGAGGCGCAGGCACTCCTTATTGATGCGCTGCCGGCGCGCTTGGCAAGCGCTGCAGAGGCAACGACTGCCCTCGGCCGTGCCTGGAACTTCGTCTCGACGAGCGCCGGCAATGCGATGGACTCCATCGGCAGCACGATAGACCGAGCGCTTTCTGGCCCATCCCTCGACGAACGCTTGGCAGAAGCACAGAAGACGAGACAACAGCTCTCCTCCGGACCATTCTCACTGCTGCAATTTCTGTCTCCCGGAAACGCGCTCAAGCTCCCGGGCATTGGCGAGGAAGCCGATCTGAATGAGCAGATCAGGCGGCGAAATGCACAGCAGTTCCGCGAGCAGCAGCGAGCCCAGGATATCGCGCGAAGCCGAGTGACCACCGGTTACGCCGACAGCTCCGGCGCGAATGCTGACGCGGTCCGCGCGCAGAACCTCCGTAACGAGATCGAGGCGCTGCGCATCGGCCGCGATGCCGATGGCATAGATACGGGCAGGGTAGATGCCGCGATCGAGGCGAAGACCCGCGTCCTCGACGCTCTGATCAATCGCCAGCAGCGTTCGACCGAGCTCGATCGTCTCGACATCCAGATCCAGAACGAGCGCAACCCCCTGTATAGGGCTGAACTTGAGGCTCGTCGTGCAGCCCTGCAGATGGCTGATCAGGAAATCAGCGCCTCCAAGATCTCGGAAGAAGCGGCACGCGCGCGTAATCGTGTCATCGAAGAGACGATCGCAGGCGCCTCTGCCCAGGCAAAGGACATGCAGGTCGAGCTCGATGCGCGAACGCGGCTGAACACGCAGGTTGCCGCCGGGACCATCACCACCGCCGACGCCAATCGCATGCTCCAGGAGGAGCTTTCACTTCGTCCCCTGGTCATCGCTGCGGCGGCGGCCGAGGGTCAAGAGAAGGCGCGGCTGCAAACCGTCATCCGTGAATTGCGCGATGGCTATGCAGGCCTCGCCGCTCAGCAGAAGGAGGAAGCGGCCCTCGGCATCGTCAAGGGCCAGAACGAAAAGTTGGAAAGCCTGCGTGCTGAAATCATGCTCGTCGGGGAATCGGACGAGGTACGCCGCCGCTCGATCGCATTGCTCCAGGCTGAACAACAGATCCGGCGGGAGGGTATTGCCGGAACCAGTCGTGCGGATGAGATCCGGAAGAACGCGATTGCGCTTGCGGACGAGACCGCAGCCTTGGAACGGATGCGCGATGCGTGGGGCGAGGTGAAGAACGCCGTCGACGGCGTCGTCAACTCCGGCGTCGACAAGCTGATCGAAGGTGACTGGTCGGGTGCTCTAAAGGACGTCAGCAAGGAAATCACCGGAATGCTGACCACGATCGGCATAAAGAACCCGATTGCGAATGGGATCGATGGCGGAAACCGAGGCACGATCGCAGACGTCGGCGGCCTGGGTGGCATCGTTTCGCGATTGTTCGGCGGGGCAGGCGGGGATCCGGCTTCGATCGCTGGGCGGGCTATGGGGCAGTCGGTCGGCGCCATGAACGTTACTGCCGGCACGGTGACGATCACGGGCGGCATTGGCGGCGTCGCGGGTAGCCTGTTGGGCGGAAAGACCGGAAGCCCATTCGATGCGATCCTCGGCGGTGCCAATGATAACAAAGTTGGCGGCTATTCGGGTCTCTCCTCGTATGCCGCGGCCATTAAGTCGATCGAGAGCGCGGGCAGCGGTGGCTATTCCGCTCTTGGCCCGATCACGCGAACCGGTGATCGTGCCTACGGGGCCTACCAGATCATGGGAGCTAATATCGGTCCTTGGTCAAAGGAAGCGCTTGGCCGCAGCATTTCGTCGGACGAGTTTCTTCGGAACCCCGCTCTTCAGGATCAGATTTTCAATTCCAAGTTCGGGTCGTATGTCAGCAGGTATGGCCCTTCCGGCGCTGCCCAGGCTTGGTTTGGCGGTCCCGGCTCGGTCGGCGGTAGCGGCCGTGCGGCCGACATGCTTGGAACCACCGGCAACGCATATGTCGAGAAGTTCAACACGGCTCTCGGAAAGATGGCTGCGAACACTGATGTCGCAGCTGGCGGACTGGGCACCCTCGGGTCTGGGTTCGATCAGTTCGGCAAGTCGCTGACTGGCATGTTCCCTGCCGCGCCCTCTGCACCATCTGGGGGCGGGGGAGGCGGTCTCTTCGGCTGGCTTGGAAGCCTCTTCGGTGGGGCGACGCTCAACTCCGCCCTTTCCGCATCACCGCAGTTCGCTTCCGCGTGGGCTAGCGGCGGGATTGGCCTATACGCTGGCGGCGGTTACACGGGGCCTGGTGCTCAGAACCAGCCGCGCGGCGTCGTTCACGCCGGCGAAGTCGTCTGGTCGCAAAGTGACATTGCCCGCGCGGGCGGTGTCGCCACCGTCGAAGCGATGCGGCTGGGCCTCACCGGTTACGCTCGTGGTGGTGCCGTGGACTGGAACGCTCCAGCTCGGATGCCGGTACCGGCAAACGTGAACTTTGCCGCTCCCGCGTCTCCGTCCTCTGCAGATCGCATCACTATCAACAACTATGGGCGTGAAGAGGTTAGGACCGAGGAGTCAACCGACCAATACGGCCGCCGGCAGACAGTCATCACCGTTGGCGAGATGACAGCCGCGGCCGTCTCGCAACGTGGCAATCCGCTTCGTCGATCGCTGCAGTCCGAGTTCGGTATGGCGCCGAGAAAGATCGCCCGATGATCCCGGACTGGCCTATCGAGCTGCCGCGGCCGGAACGAAATACATGGAGCGCGCAGCCGCAGGAAGCGCGACTGCGCCGCCGCTCTGATGCCGGCCCGGCCGGCTACCGTCGCCGCTTTTCTAATTCATCGAAGGCGGTGAGCCTGTCGGTTTTTCTGGATGCCGATCAGCGCGCCATTTTTGATAACTTCTATGAGTACGACACCAAGAAGGGATCCTTGCTCTTCTGGATGCCAGACCCGAGCGTGGACGAATGGTCGCTGCTTTTGAGCGACGGATCGCCCGTCTTGATCGCCGGTGGCGACGATGACGGAAAGCCGATCCTGCTCGGTTCTTATTGGCTCTGCACCTTCGGCGACACCCTGCCGTCGGAAACGATCATCGGCCTGTATTTCCGCAAGACGTTCCAGATCGAGGTGATGCCATGAGGCGGGTATCGTTGAACGCGAGGCTCATGCAGGACGCGGAAGCAACGGACGAGATCCCTGTCGTACTTTTCGAGATCATGCACCCGTCGCTCGAAAAGCCAATCCGCCTTTCGACCGACAATACCGAGCGGCTGTCGTCGGACCCGCTCTATTACGGCACCCGCTCGAGTTGGCGCGGTGCCGACCCGGTCACAGATCCGTATCTGTGGATCGTAGCGTCAACGCTTCTGCCATCCGATCAGGAGGACTCGCCGGCTACAGGCACACTCGTCATCGAAAACCTTGACGCCGAGATAGTCAACTTGGTCCGATCCTACACCGATATCGCCACCATCAGCCTCGCAGTCGTCCTGGCGTCCTCACCGGATCTTGTCGAGGACGAATACACCGATCTGGAAATCCTCTCCGCCGACATCAACGCTGGCGAGATCTCGCTGTCCTTCTCTCGCGAGGAGATCGAACAGGAATATTTCCCGGCCGGGCGGACGAGCCGCGACCGATTTCCTGGGCTGCACCTATGAGCGGGCTCTGGGTCAACCGCTACGTCGGTCTGCCATACGCGCCGAAGGGCCGGGATCGCGCCGGCTGTGATTGCTGGGGCCTCGCCATGATCATCTACCATGAGGAGCTTCATATTCGTTTGCCAGCCTATCGCGACTATACATCGGACGTAGAGCAGGCGGAGATCGCGGCACTCGTCGCCGGCGCGACCACATCGCCGCTCTGGCTGCCGGTCGAGGCCGCAGCATCACCTTTTGATATCGCGATCTTCCGTCGCGGGCGAATGGACACTCATGTCGGCGTTATCATCCAGGACGGCACGATGATCCACCTCGCCGGCGAGGATTGCTCCAAGATCGAGAATTATACGATGGGCAGCTGGTCGCATCGTCTGACGGGCATTTATCGGCATGCCGAAATGGCATCGAGGGTGGCGAGGTGACGGTCGAAACGGGTATGGTACCCGTTCTCGCAGCCTCCGCGATCGACCCCGGCAATGGAAGGATCAAGATCGAGGTTCCCTTCGGCTTGACCATCGCTGAGATCATCGACCAGGTGATGCCCGAGCGGACGATAGCCAACGAATATCTTCGAGTTGCACTGGTAACGAAAGAAGGCTCTCAGATCGTCCCACCAGCCGTTTGGCATCGTGCGCGCCCACATGCCGGCGTGCACGTTGTTATTCGAGTGATCCCTGGCAAAGATGCGCTGCGTTCAATCTTGCAGATCGTCGTAGCCGTCGCGGCTGTGGCCCTCGGCCAGTACTGGGCGCTCAGCCTCGGATTCGTCGCCGGCACAACCGGCTATGCCTTGGCATCCGGCCTGATCGGCCTCGGTGTCACCGTAGTCGGGAACCTGCTGATCAACGCGTTGATTCCGCCGGTTAAGCCAACCAGTGCCGACCGTGAAAAGCAGAACCGCTACGCCATCAGCGGTTGGCGCAATCGCCTTGAACTGGATGGCGCTGTACCTGTCCCACTCGGCACAATGCGTTACGCGCCGCCGTTTGCGGCGTTGTCGTGGAGCGAGATTGTTGGCGACTGGCTCTATATCCGATCGCTGTTCAATTTCGGGTACGGCAGGCTTTCGATTGACGACATGCGCATCGGCGAGACTTCATTGGCCGAATACGATGAGGTCGAAATCGAGGCCCGCGACGGCGTGTCTGGCGACGCACCGATTTCGCTCTTTCCGCGCCAAGTCGCCGAAGAGACGATCGGTGCGGAGCTCGTCATGCCGTATCCACGAGATGACCTCGGCAATGTAGTTTCTGGCAGCAGCCCCATAGAAACGCCCGTGACCAGGACCACAGGCGCCGATGCCTCCGGGGCCTCGGTTATCTTTGCATGGCCTGCAGGCCTCTTCTCCACGAACAAAAAGGGCGAGACCCAAAACGCTGGAGTGGTCGTAAAGATTCAGCAGCGTCTGGCGAGCGCTGATGAGGATGATGATTGGCAAGATGTCGAGACGCTGACTATCGTCGCCAGCAAGCTTGAAGCTTTTTATCGTCAGCACACCTGGGATTTCCCGACGCGGGCGCGATGGCAGATCAGGGTCACCATGATGACCCCTGAAACCTTCGATCTTCAGGTGCAACGCCGGACGTCATGGGCCGTGCTTCAGACGATCAGGCCTGAATACCCGATAAATTTCGGAGAAGCGCTTGCGTTGGTCGCGCTCCGGATCAAGGCGACACATCAGCTGCAAGGGCAGTTGGATAATTTCAACGCGCAGGTAACTCGCATCTGCTTGGACTACGACCATTTGAGTGGAACCTGGATCGAGCGTGAGACCAGCAACCCGGCGTCCCTCTATCGCTACGTTCTGCAGAGCAACGCAAACCCGCGGCCGGTTGCGGACGCTGGGATCGACATCGAACAGCTCGAAGACTGGCATAATTTCTGTCGCATCAAGGGCCTGAAATACGATCGCGTAGTCGATGACGCTGCGACCTCATTGAGCGACATTCTCGCCGAGGTCACGGCTGCCGGCCGCGCCAGCAAGCGTCATGACGGCCGGAAATGGGGAGTCGTCATCGACCGCCCGCAGGAACTGGTCGTCGACCACGTCAACCCGCGGAATTCGTACGGCTTCAGCTCGCGGCGGTCATATGTCCGGCCGCCCGATGGGCTCCGCGTCAAATTTCTCGACGCCACAAACGACTACCAGTCCGCGGAGCGTTTGGTGCCGTGGCCGGGCCACACTGGTAGCATCGTACTCACCGAGGCGCTCGATCTGCCAGGTAAGACGGATCCCGCCGAGATATTCCGCGAAGCGACGCGGCGAATGTTTGAGACAATCCACCGTCCCGACGTTCATCAGGCCTCGCAGGACGGCCCCGTGCGGGTGGCAACCCGCGGCGATCTTCTGATGATGAACACCGATGTGCTCTATCGAACGCAGGTGTCTGCCCGCGTTCGATCCGCTTCCGGAGCGATTGTCGAAATTACCGATCCGGTGACCATGGAAAAAGATCAATCCTACGGTATCCGGTTTCGCGTCTTCACCGACGAGGAAGACACGATCGGGGCATCGATTGTTCGGCTTCTGGTAAACAATCCCGGTGAGACGTCCGTCCTGTTGTTGAGCAGTGGGGGGCAGTTGCCGGCCGCCGGTGACATCGTGCATTTCGGTATCGCCGGCACCGACAGCTTTCCGGTCGTTGTGAACGGAATCGAAGCCGGGGAAGATTTCTCAGTTCACTATCGACTTCTCGATGCCGCGCCGATTATTGACGAACTGACCGACGCGCTGATTATTCCAGCCTGGAACGGTCGCGTCGGCGGCGAGATCGACGACAGTTTGCTCCAGCCGCCGGCGCCGCGGTTCACGTCAATTTCGAGCGGTGTATCCGGGGCGGGGGAAGCAGGTCTCATCACCTATTTGATCGTCCCGGGATCCGGGCCGATACCGACCTCAAAGTACGTCGTTGAGCACCGCCTCGTCGGGGCGCCGACGTGGCAGACTATCACGATTCCAGCGGCCAACGGCGGCGGAGATATCCCGGGATATTCCAATGGCAATGCTGTCCAGATCAGAGCTTATGCGAAATCTTCCACCGATATCAACGGTCCGGTCTCTCCGACAGTCGCAATAACCGTTGGCGCAGCAGACTTGGCGATACCGATCGCCCTCGATGCAGGCATGATCACCGTCGGTGCCTTGCTTGGTGGTGCAGTCGTACAGTTCGCCACCAGCGCCGACGCGGCAACCACCCAAATCCAGATATACCGATCGACAGGGGGCGTGGTCGATCGAACGACTGACGCTGTGGGCGAACCTATCCTCGTCGAGTTATCGAGGTCTTATTCCCAGGGGGTAGGGGACACAACGCGCGAAAACCTATTGGTCAACGGCAATATGGATAGTGGCGGCACTTGGGCGCTCGGTACCGGTTGGTCCATCAGCAGCGGCACGGCAAACCATTCGGCCGGGACCGGCAGCGCAATCGGCCAGCCGCTCGCAGCGCAGTCCGGAAAGTTCTATCGGATCTCCTTCGACCTCTCGACGGTCACCGCCGGCGATTTGACGCCAAGGCTCACGGGTGGCTCCACCCGTTCCGGCACGGCACGCTCCGCCAACGGCAGCTATGTGGACCGAATCCAGGCCGTGACCGGGAACAATAGCTTCGAGTTGGCTGCATCTAGCACATTCGTCGGATCAGTCGACAACGCAGTTGCTTACCTCGAGACGTCGACCTGCCTTGCGCAGGGCACCCATAATTTCTGGCTTGAACCCCAAAATGACGATGGCGTGCCTGGCCCCATGGCCGGCCCGTTCAGCGTCACCATCCGCTGAGGCAAAGATGACTGCACTCCCAGGCGTTAGATCTCCAAACATCACGAGCCGTCCCGCCGTCAGCGACGACATCGTCGTCAACCGCGACCGGACTACAGGGCTGCAGTCGGTCGAGAATTTGGCTCGGCAGCTGGCAGGGACGGCCCCGATCCGGTACCTCAACGGCGCGGCCCCCATTTTCGAGACAGCCGAAGAGTTGCTCGCAACAGATATCGAGAATCCAGTCTCCGCCTGGGTTATAGGCGATCCAGACATAAACAAGATCGGGATCTGGGGATACGACGGGTCCGACTGGGCGTGGGCGTTGCCACTGCCTTATGATTGGATAGTAGCCATTGATGAAGGTGCTGGTAGTCCGAACGCCATCCAAGCGACGACCAAAGTCCCCGTCTTTGATACGGCGATGATCCATATGGAGGTTGCGGACACTAATACTGGTTCGCCTGTGACGGTCTCTTTCAATGGGGGTACGGCAAAGACCATCAAGACCAACAGCGGCAACAATATATCGGCCGGCGGCCTTGTGGCTGGCATGGTGGTGATGGGTATCCTGTCGGGTTCGATCTTCCGGCTGCTGAGCGATCAGGTAGCTGAAGCCATCGTCGCTGCCGCGGAAGATGCTGCAGCCAGGGCCGAGGCGGCCGCGGCCAGTGTTGAGAACCAGATTTCAAACTTCGACACCGAAGCCGTGGTAACCGCAGCTCAGGTTCCGGCGGCAGTGCACTCCATTCGCCTCAGCGGCGGCGTATCTCCTGGCGATGGTCTAGGCGGCCTGTACGTAGACGAGCCAAATGGAAAGCCAGCCTCATTCACGTCTGGCGGTACCACCGCGCGAAGCTGGTACAAGGCAAGGGACGTCAGAGGTGATAGCCGTGAAGGGCAAGTCGCCACGCGCTGCGTCATCCCGGGTTTTTCAAACACGACGAACAAGCAGATCCTGTCGCGCACCCGACACTTTGCCCGTGACATCCTCACAGGTCTTCGTCTTATCTACCCAAACTGGTTCCACAACGGTGACACGGAAACCGGGATCGACGGCACCATCACAGTCTCGGCGTCGGTTGAGTATCCAGAAGGCCAGCTCAATCAGGTGAAGTGGGCGGGTTCCGCCAGTATTGTCATCGCAGACAGAACCAGTTCAGCGCCATCCGACCTATTGGCAATCGAGATACCGGACGGCGCCGAGTTCTTTGTCAGAACATACTCGACAAGCGCGGCCGGCATCCTTTTCTCTGCGACCGAGGACACGATCCACGGTGAGGGCTCGGAGTTCGGCCCGTCTGGCATCACCGACAAGACGATGAGCGGCACGATTTCCGACAATGGGAACAATGCCGTCTATGGACCTTGTGCCATCATCGGAGCGACCACGAAACCTTCGGTGTTCGTTGTTGGCGACAGCAGAGAGAGCGCGGCTGGGTTCGATATACCTAATTCGCTCTCGGCCGTGGGGCATGTCGCGCGGGCGGTATCGCCTATGTGCGCCTATATCGATGTCTCGCGTGGCGGCGAAAGGCTAGCTGAGTTTGTTGCCGCTCATTCGAGGCGGGTAGCTCTCGCGCAATATTGCAGCCATGCGGTCATCCACATGGGCATCAACGACTTTACGGCCGGTCAGACCTCCGCATCGGCGTTGGCGAACCTTGCGACAATCATTGGATATTTCCCCACTATTGAGGTCTGGTTAGCAACGATTGAACCGGTCACCACCTCCTCTGATGGGTGGATTACGGGCGCGAACCAAACCATCGACGCTACGTCCAACAGCAACCGTATCGCCTTCAATGATGCTATCCGGGCGGGCGTGGCTGGGGTCGCGGGCTTTTTCGACATCGCAGATGTTTTTGAGAGCGCGCGCAACAGCGGCAAGTGGAAGGCGCCGGCCGGCGTCGCACTCACCAGTGATGGCACTCACGAGACCCTCGCAGGATACGAGTGGGGAGAGCAGAGTAGGGTAATCGACCCTAACCGGTTCATTGAGTTGGGAGTGTGGCGGCCGCGCTTCGCAACCAGGAAAGAGGTTCTTGCGGGGAAGGCCTCGGGCGTGATGATAGATCCCGCTGGCCTTGGTGTGAGGGCCGCTTTTCGTTCCACCAAGAATGGAGTGGACCAGACGGTGACGTCGGCTTCAAGCACGAAGATCACCTGGACCACGAAGGTGTTCGATACCCTGAATGGCTATGACGTTGTCAATTCACGGTGGGTGCCGCCGGCGGGCCAGTGTCGCATTCACGGACAGCTCTACGTTACTGCTGGTGTGGTTGATGCTGCGCAATTCCAAGTGCGAATTGCGAAAAATGGAGCGACGGTTGCCGAGTTTACTCTCCGCCCCAGCGGGACAGCGGCTCATTCGCTTTGTGTCGACGCCGTCCTACAGGCGGACGGCGACGACTACTTCGAGATATGGGTCAACCTTGGTGGTGCGGGTGACAAGACGGTTTCAGGGGATGCCACACGAACCTATTTCGAGGGGTATTCCCTCTAATCGCCTTGTAGCCTCTGCTGGAAGGCCGACAGGTATCGCTTCGCCTCGGATGGGTTCCAGTCAGCAGGTTTTTCGAATATGCCGACAGTATCTCCCCAGGCCCCCTCTGCAAACTTGCCCTTTCTAGGGATCGCCTCCCAGATTTTCGGACGCTTCTCCTTGAGGAAATCCAGATCGGCATTTGTGAAATCGGTTGTGGCCTCAATGCACTTGAGGCCACTCCACGCGCCTAGAGCAGTCATTCCGTCCCGGTAAAATCTCCAGCAATCGGTCGGAACCCTGTGTTCATATCCTCTTGAAGGGGCGATATGGAACATGATCCCACCTGGCTTCAACACCCGGCCCATCTCTAGGAACGTCAACCAAAACATGGAGTTGTGTTCCATCATTTGGCCACTGATGATGCAGTCGTAGGAATTGTTTTCGATGGGCCAGATGAACGGATCTTGTGCGATAATATCGACGTTGTGACCCGGCCCGAGGTCCAGGCCGACATATTCCCAACCGAGATCAAGGAACATTTTCTTGTACGGCGGGACGACATTGGGGTCTCCGATGCCAGATCCGATTTCGAGGACTTTGCCCGCCGGCCGTTTGTTTATGATATGCCTATTTAGGCAGTCCTGCATGTGCCAGATGGAACTCTGATGCATGGGTCACCCCCTCTCTCTAGATTGTAAAATAGTGTCCGCCAACTGCTCGATGGCGGTTTGGAGTTCGTCTGATGAACCGTTTTTGAGGTTGATGACGAATTGGCCTAAGGCATATAAAAGAGCTTCTCGGGCGATGCCGCCGCTGTTTTTGACCGAAGCTGGCCGCTCTTCTAAAACGGGTGGTGTTTGCATGGAGGGTTCTTTCGATTGCCGAGATACGTTCCGCTAGAAATTGAGCCGGTATACAGCGCACTTGACTGGAAACTAGCAAGAGTGATGTTGACCAGCTTCGCTTTTTTCGCCGAATTTTCGAACCCGCACATGCTGGGGGTGTTGAGGATTTCATTCAAAAAGGCGGAAATCTACCGGGTTGTGGACTCTCTGGCTATGTTGGATGTCGAGACTACCCCGATCGACGGCAAGGTCGAGACTTATCATTTTGGGTACACGGTCGAGAATGCGGCCTTTGCTCTTCAATTCGGCGAGAAGATTTTCGCGAGCGAAAAGCCAATGACGCACTACCGTTTTATAACTGGCGATTCGTGTTTGGATGTGATCACGAGTTCCCCGATCCACATGCGGGTTCACGATCGAGAGACATAATCCGCTCGCGCGTGGTGACATCACCCATGACCGAATTCAACGGTTTCAAGGGCCAGGCTGTGGGCCTGGATGATATCGACATTCCGCGCATAGGATCAGAGATCGTCGCGAAGGCTGCTCCAGTCGGATCAAGCTACATTGGACGGTCCGTCGTCGGTTGGCGCTACGCTTGCGGTAGCCTCCTGTGTCGAAGTCAGATCGTCTAGGGTTTGGTCATCATCGCGGAGTTCGCCAAGTGCGAAGCTTAATGACACGATACACACCGCTATGCTCGCCGCAAACGTGACGGTGCCGAAGCCGAACACTTCCAATATCAGCCGCAGAATATGGTGCACTTTCATAAGGCAAGGCCTCCGTACCAGCGCTTGTATTGCAAAACACGCCTGCTCGTAAACCCCAAAGGACATCGCCATGACTGCGATGCGTACCAGCGCCGCGGGTGCTCTGGATGGGCCGGCACGGCATCACATGCAAGAGGCCTGGCACACACGCGCTCGTGTGATCCGCCGTGCCAGGCCTCCTGCCGCGCCAAGGGGGATCGGTCGCGACAGGGGCACTTTTCTCCCCTGATCTGAATGGTTCCACTTCCGTTAGCGGACGTACTTAACCACTCGTAAATACCCACAGCACCCGCATCAAAACGGGACAACTTCAGGACATCACCCATGAGCGTCATCACTGCCGCGCAAGTGCGAGCGGCTGCAAAATCGCGCGTCAATGAAGCCAATATGAATTCCGTCCTGGTCGCGCTCGACAAGTTCGGGATCGAGCTAGGAATGAATCGGCCGCATCGCGTGGCGCAGTACTTTGCGCAGCTGATGCACGAGAGCGGCGCATTCCGCTTCGATCAGGAGGTTTGGGGGCCGACGCCGGCGCAGGCCCGCTATGATGTCCGCACCGATCTCGGCAACACACCGGAAGCGGATGGCGACGGCTATCTTTACCGCGGCCGCGCCGGCGTTCAGATCACGGGCAAGGCGAACTATGCGGCCTTCCGCGATTGGTGTCGGGCGAAGGGCTTCAATCCCCCTGACTTCGTGGCGCAGCCGGATCTCGTCAACACCGATCCGTGGGAAGGCCTTGCGCCACTCTGGTATTGGTCGACGCGTAACCTGAACGCCTATGCCGATCGCAACGACATCGAGACGATCACCAAGAAGATCAATGGCGGCAAGAACGGGCTCGCCGACCGGATCGACTATTACGGTCGCATTGCCCTCGTCGTCCTCGGCTACCAGCCAACGGAAGCGGACATTCGGCGCTACCAGTCCGAGCGAGGCCTCGGCGTCGACGGGGACGTCGGTCCGAGGACCAGGGCGGCTTTGCACGAGGATCTGCTCGCCATGTCCGGAGCGTCGGTCAAGATGGCGGCTTTCTCGTCCTCACCGGTTACCGAAGAAAAGGCCGTCGTGCCGGTCGCCGTTGAGACGCAGGTCAAGCGCAAGTTCAACCTCTTCGGTCTCTTCGGTGGCGGCGGATCGTTCGGCGGCCTCGGTCTGGCGGCGTTCGCCGGTATGGATTGGCAGGTGGTCGCGGTGATTGCGGGCGTGCTCCTCGTCACGCTGATCCTTGGCCTTCTGCTTCAGAACTCGGTCGTCTCGGCGATCGGCAAGATCCGGGCGGCAGTCGAACCATGATCACCGACAAGATCAGCATGGCGATTGGGGCGGCCGGAGGGCTGGCCCTCGGCTTCGCCGTCTTCACCACCATCAACGCCGTGTGGTGGCTTCCCACCGCCAAGAGCGAGGCGCGTGCAGTCGAGCGCGCCACCATGCAGGCAGCAACCGACAAGGCCGTAGGAGAACTGAGCAATGAGGCTGACAAGGCTCGCTTTAACCGTCGCATGTGCCGTGAGCGCGGCGGCGTGTACCTCAACTCAACAGGTCAGTGCCTCGAAGGGGCAGCTGTCCCGCACAGCTAGGGCGATTGTCGGGACGGCGCTGATCGGCGCGCGAGGCGCGACGCCGGCCGATCAGGACGGCATTGACGACACGGTCGCCGGGATCTGCGGGGCGGGCGTCTGGACGCAAGCCGAGTGCCTGGCCCATGATCAGAAGGCTGGCAAGCCACGCTAGAAAAAGGAAGGTCCGACCGTTTTTCCCGTTCGGACCTTCATCAGTCTGTTTTGGCAGCGGGATGCAACCATGAAGGGGAATGCTGAGTCAATTGCGCGCTGATGCTTGTCCGCGGGACGACGATCACGTTCGTGTCAGTTTACCTTCTTGCCAGCGACGTGGGTGACGGACTTGAACACCTTCGAATGATCTGGAGGCCTGTCCCATGCGAGTTGCGGCGAGCATCTGGGGCAGGGCATGCCCGCCGCGCCGCATCCGCAACCATGCGTTCCTGTGAAGGGTTTTGTCGGGTGAGCCTCGCATACCCAGCCCGTATCTCGGCAGTCTTTGCATTGCCGGGTCATATTACCATCGCGGTCAATTGCCTCTCGGTGAGGACTCCGTGCTGGTAGAGGGAGACAATGAGGATGGCGACCTCGACCGCTTCGGGTGTCTGCTTCTGAAGACCACGAGCCATGCATGCCTGGTCAAATACCCGCTGCAGCATGGACAGTTCCTCTGGCTCGATCGGATCGAGCACATGAACGTGCTTGATCAGCATTCGTTCACCCCAAAGCATCCCCGATGCATCATCGTAATTCAAAGGGTTCCCGATTGCTACCAGACGAAACCGTGATCAGCGCCAGCAAGAGCTTCATCGACGTCGGCGTCGTCGGCACGGTGGCGCTGCTTGCCATTGTGGCGCTGTACCTGATCACCAAGAAGCTCTTCTCGGTTCAAGATCAGCTCTTGGCCGCAGTCGAGTCCCACAAGAACGATGCCGTCAAATGGGCCGGCATGACCGAGATCCTGAAAAACCAGATGGAAGATCAGGCCGACCTCATGAAAACGACGATTGAGATTGTTCGTGAAAGGGGGAAGGCATGACGCTGTCGTCCATCTTCTCGCGCTTGGTCAAGGGAAACCCTCATGCTGATCGGCTCGCAGAGGCCGGTCGCGAGATATCCGAAGCTCGAGAAAAGACCCGACTGAACACCGTCGTCATCGATTCCGGAGACAGGGCGCTTCGGCGAATGACGGGGATGATGCGCATGCTGCAGGAGAATAATGGTGGCAAGGTTGAAAGGTAATCATTTGCTCGTCTGGACGCTCCTGGCGAACGTCGTCTATTGGCTGGTTGGGATCTCGACGCCGAACCCGTATATCTCGAGCGCGTCGTCGCTGGCTCTGTTGGTGACGAGCGCCGGCATGTTCCTGCGCTATGCCCCGCACGCCTTCGATGTCGTGGTCAACGGACTTCGAGATCAGAGTGAAGGCGGGCAGGGCAGCCACCTGGCGCTCTATGGCGCCACGCTGATCGCCGCGGGGTCTTGCTATGTCGGCCTGTTCGGCTTCTTGTGGATCATGGCCGACCAGCCGGAAACATGGCTCGGCACTCCCATGTCCGGTTACGGGCGGGCTGTGATGGCCGCCGGGTTCACGCTGATGGCGCTGAGCCCGGACACGACGCCGGCGGGCGTGAAGATGCCGAACTTCTTCCTGATCCTGCTACTGATCATCGCTGTGGCTGTGGGATCATTCTTCGCCGGCAGGAAGGCAGCGCCGCCGGAGCAGGCGACTTATTGGCGATCGATCCAAGGCACGTCTACCGCTATTGGCAGTTTACGGGCGAGGCCACACTGA